CAGCGTCATGGCTCCTGCACTTCCCCATTTGAATGTGAATATTATCCCCTGTGTGTAAATGGACAGGCAATGAATGAAGAACTGTTTGGGAGAAGGGACAACGAAAAGCCGGTGGTTGATGAAGTTGAGGTTGAAGAAGGGGGATAAGGAGGATGTTTAAGGAGAATGCATAATGAATAAATGGTTAGATAAACGTGTAGTAGAGGGAAAAGATGTGTTTATTCCCATAGCCCTACTTGCTCTTGTTGTTACGCCGTGGATTGTCGGTATCTGGACTATAAGCGGATGGTTGTTTGGTGGCTGAGCAGGTAATTGAATAGTAACAGGTGGTTAAATAATAATAAGTTATATAAAAGAAAGGGAGGAAAACAGAAAATGGAAATAGTTAAGGCAACAAATCTTTCGTCAATGGGTCGTTTTATCGTAATATACTCAGAGACAGGAGAAGGAAAAACGACTTCGTGTTATCAATCGTTACCGGGCAGAATTCTTAACATTGTAACAGAACCCCGAAATCCAGCAGGAGCAATCGAGGCTTCAGGCAGAAATCCAGATGATATTGATGTGATCAGGTATACAGACTGGTTCAGTCTTCTTGATTATTTGTCTGATATCCTTGCTAATCCTGATGACTATAAAGAATATGGATCGCTGTTCTTAGATTCGTTATCATTTCTCATGAACGTATCCCTGTCATCTGAAATTGAAAACGAAACATATGATGCCAAAACAATAGCCGAGCAAAAAATCAAGCCTATCATTAATATGGCCAAGATGTCGCTTGAGGGATACGGGGGCATGTCATCACAAATGGGTCGCCTTATGAAGTTGTTGGGTCTGGTATCTGCTTCAGGCAAGGTTGTAGTGGTTACATGTTTGCTGGATGAAAAACCTAAATGGGACAGGGAGTTGTCGGCAGGTCCGGCATTGGCTGGCAGGGAATTTCCGCGTAACTTTCCAGGATTCGTGGATATGATTGGTCTGGTTACTCCGAGATATCAAAGAGTGGTTCAGTCTGATGGAACCTATTCGATGGAACGGGTATTTCCACCCAAGATATCCTTTGAAGGTGATGGTGGATTTCTGTGTAAGTATTCCGGGCCACGTCCGGTTGGAGTAAAAGTGATGCAGGGGATTCTCGATTTCAATAAGATATTAGGGGGGTCAAAGACTATCGAACTTGTTAAGAAGATGGGGACGGTATCTGGTGCAGCACAGATTCAGGCCAAGAAGGATGCTGGAGAAAGTAAGATTAAGGTAAAAGAAAATAAAGAAAAGGAGGATAAAAAAGAGATAGAGCCAGCAAATGATGATTGGTAGGGTTAAATGGTAAGGTTAATTGGTAGGGTTAAATAATAACATGTTGTATTTTAATGTTCAAGAAGTATAAACCAAAAAATTAAAGTAAAGGAGTATAGTTATGAAGATAGAAAAAAGAGATGAGTTTGATTTAAGTTTTCCGCTTCCCGAAAAAGGAACGTATCGTCTTGAATTCCAGGAAGGCGCAAGGCTGACGGAGTATACAAATGATAAGGGTGATAAACATGAATCGTTTTATGTGCCCACGAAAATCATTGATCATGATGAGTTTGAGAATATTCCTATCGGCATCTTTGTTACATTGTCTGGTAAAGAGTTTACGCGCAAGTTACTTGGTGGACTTATCAACGCCGCTGGACTGTATAACGCTTATATGAAAAAGTTTCCAGGAGACATTGAAGCGGACGATCCAAGGGTTATCCAGCAACTTATCATTGACTTGCCTGAACGTACCATGAAGGGAGATGTGGAAATATCCAAGAATCCCAAGACAGGCAAAGAGAGAGCCGATATTGTGAGGTTTATGGTAGACAAAAAGGCTCCTGTTGGTACTGGTGGTGCTGGAAAAGCTGCGGTTAAGCCTGCGCTTGTGCCTGAAGTTATGGATGGCGAGGATAGTGGTGAGCCAGAACAGGAACAAGGCTGGTAAACAGGCTTAATGGTAATATTTTAACCTGATTAGCCTGACATGCAAAAAGGGAGAGGGTATCAATTCTCTTACTCTCTCTCTTTTTTTTAATTCCACAAGGGAGGAAACGATCAATGAGAAAAAATGGGAAAGAAACTGATAGCGGTATTCCAATGTTTCGGTTCAGCAAGTTTCAAAAACGTATCACGGACTTTGATGAATGGATCGAATGGTTTGATGAGAAGGATATTTTTTGTGAAGTAAGAAAAGACGGTAATGCGTGGTTTCCGTTTAGTTTATGGCGTGAGGGGGTTGAATATTTGGGTCAGGATCACTCAGCGCCAGAACCAATGACGGTGGAATTCTTATGAAGCTGCCTACACCTACAACATCAAGATCAACATTGAAGCCGTATAAGTTTCCGGAAGGTATGGTTCTTGTTGTGGATACTCGTGAACAAATGCCGCTGTTTCATAAGCTTCCCAAAGGGTTAGTGTTAACGAGGGACACGTTACACCACGGGGACTATTCAATCAAAGGATTCGAGGATAAATTTTTTATAGAACGTAAACAAATCTCGGATCTCATTCCATATTTAGTTAAAGATCATGATAAAACCAGAGTAAAGTTAGACAAGTGTAAGGATTTCTTGTTCAAGGGACTGGTTATCGAAGCATCTGAGGCGGATGTATTGTCTCCACAGATGTTTACACAAGCCACCCCGGAACAGGTGAGACAGAATTTGGTGTCGCTGGAGATCAGGTTTGGGTTGAATGTTTACTATTCAAGGAGTCGTAAAGACATTGAACGCTGGATTTTGGATAGATGTATTAAGTTTGTGAAGATAATGAGGGAGGCGTAGAATGGATGTATCCTTTGAAAGAACAGTTAGAGGCAAAGATGAATGGTTAACTCCACCAGAAATATTCACAGAGTTAGGAGAGTTTGATCTCGATCCCTGTGCTCCGATTAACCGTCCGTGGGATACTGCAAAAAAGCATTATACGTTAATAGATAATGGATTGATACAACCGTGGGAAGGGCGAATATGGTGCAATCCGCCGTATGGCAGGGAAACCAGTAAATGGTTAAAAAAAATGGCTGAACATGGAAATGGTATTGCCCTTATATTTGCACGTACTGAAACTGGAAACTTCTTTAATTATATTTGGCCTAAAGCTACAGCGATTATGTTTCTCAAGGGTCGGCTTACTTTTTATAACGTTGATGGAACTAAACCTGAAAATAGTGCTGGAGCACCATCATGTCTTATTGCTTACGGAGAAAATAATGCAAAGATATTGAAAAACTGTAATTTAAGGGGGAAATATTTGAGAATCAATTAGATGTACAATAGATGTAAAAGATAAACAAGAAAGGGACAGAAACATGAAAGCAGAAAACAGAAAAGAAGTAATCAAGAGAGCGGAAGGGTTATTGGCTCAAGTTTCATTGAGCGAATTATATGATCATGAGGATATCACCCAATACTTACAAGAACATCCTGCCCCAGATTTTTTAAAGGGTATGATGCTGGGGATAGCTTTAATTGAACATGGTGCAGGATTCAATACAAAATAAATGTAAATGGGAGAATATCTATGGGTGAACAAATAAAGGATGAGAATATAAAAGTAATAAATGTGGCGGATATCTTTATTGATGTAAACAGTCGGGATGGTTTTGAGGGGTTTGCTAAAAATATAGAAAAGGTATTTAAAGAGATAGGTGAAATGCCTGAACTCCTTGACATTATCACAAATACACCAACAATTAAGAAAGCCATAGAAACAACTGAAGATCAGCTTAAACTTGGAGTAGCTATCGGAATATGTATAACTAACTCAATTAAAAACATATTGATGGTTGAACAAATGAAAGCAATGGCTTCCACTAAACAGTAGCAAACTATATTATAACGGGTTGTGTTGTGTTGGAGAGCCATACAGGAGGCAGGGAATGAAATTAAATGAATCCAAACATGTTAATGTAAAAGAAAAATGGGTTGATAAGATAAACTTTGAAGAAGCGGGTATTCCCATTGTCACCAATATCCCCAAAGATGAGTTGACAACCAAGACTTCGGTTTCGTTTTTTCAGAGAATGCGCCGGATGGCTGAGATATTAAGAGATTCATCGGCGAGATATAAAACCGTATCAGATGTTATAAGGGCTGCGATTTACATAGGTATCCCCATATTGTTTAAAATGCAGGAAGATGAGGTTACGAATCAGTATGGTAAGAATCTATATGAACAGGTCAGGAGAAATACCCTCTTCTATGAGCAAGTCCAGGCTATCGATACGGTAGTCATTGAAGTTAACCGGTTGTTGGAATACGCAAAGTCTGAGAATGTGAATATTATGGAAGTTAATAAACAGATAGATGATATTTTGGCGAGCGTTCCGAGTGATTGTCAGAGTATAGCCAAGAGTAAAGCTGCTGAAGTAAGAAGTTTGAGGGCTAAAGGCAGGGATATATCACATTTACTGGCGTGCAGGATACATCCGAAAATGAGCGATAAGGGGAGTGTGATGGGAGGGGGAGTGTAGTTATGAATAACAAACAATTTGAATCATTCTTGAACACAGCAATTGGAATATGGGAGAAGGCTTTATGGGGCATGTATGTGAAGCCTTTAGTTAGCGTGATAGACATCGTGGAGAAGATAGAGAGGGGAGAGCAGGTGCCGAGTAATTACGTGGAGAAAATGACAGATTCAGTAAACTATTACCTGTTGTTGTGGGGGATGTTGGAAGACAGGGCTCAAAGAGAGGAAGAATGGAGGTAAGGCTATGAAAGAAAAAAAGACAGAACTTGATGTACTATTAAACAAAGCAAAGGATTACTTTTCATTTTTTCAAGATAAGAGATACAGGGAAACACAAAAAGCAGCTATTGAGGAGTTGTATGAATCGGATAGAAGGATCAGGCTCTTAAATGCGCCACCCGGATCAGGTAAAAGTCTAATAGGTATGGTAATGGGATATCTGGCAGGAGGGTGTGTGTATTTATGTTCATCCAAGGCTCTCCAAGACCAGCTTGAAGAAGAATTTCCCGAGGCAGAAAAAATCAGAGGTCGATCCAATTATCCGTGTTTACGCAATCGATTCTTAACGGCTGCTGAATGTATCCCCAATAAAAAAGACTGTGAGTTTTATGATAAATGTCCGTACAGGTTGCAAAAAGAAAGGGTTGTGAGGGCTAAGTTTAAAATCCTCAACTATGCCTACTATATTACTGAAGTAAACTATGTGGGGGAATTTAAAGATCAACCTCTTGTGATATGTGATGAGGCTGATGTGCTTGAGAATATTATCGTGGGGTTTGTGAAGCTTAGAATCTACACAGGGATCGTGAAGCAGTTTAAGCTGGGGGCTCCAAAGTTCAAGACGAGTAAGGCTGCTGGGGGAATTGAAGCATGGAAAGCATGGGCCGCCTCAACAAGAGAAAAATTGCAGCAATATACCGGGAAAATCCAGAATCAACTTGTCGGGCTTTATGAGGAATTAGAAAACAGTGGTAATGTTGAGAAGTGTGAAGATGAGATAAGAACACAAACGAGAAGAAAAAATACCCTCAACTCTACTATCACCGGGCTTACTAATCTTTTAAAATATGCTGATGATACATGGTTGTGGGAACGTAACGAAAAATACTGGGAGTTCAAACCTGTATGGTTGACTGAACAGATGTCTAATGATTTCTTCCTGCAATATGGCAAGAGGTTTATTTTTATGTCAGGTACTCAGCCTCCGTTACAAATTACTTCTAAAGTATTTGATATTCCTGCTGGTGATTTTGAGTACATGGAGGCTAAGAGTTCATTCCCAATAGAAAACAGACAGATCATACTCAGGCCATCGTATTCGTTAACGAAAGATACCATAAATACATCCGTTCCTGATATTAAGCGGTCGATTAAAGAAATATTGGATGATCACCCTACTGAAAAAGGTATTATCCATACCATATCATATAATCTGGCCAAAATAGTTATGGATACAAACAGTAACAGGTTATTGTTACATGATCAGGAGTTTAAGAATCAGGTCATGGATGTTTTTGTTGCTTCTGAGAAACCTTATGTTTTGGTATCACCTACTATTATGCGTGGAGTTAACTTGAAGGATGATTTATGCCGTTTCATTATATGGGCCAAGGCTCCTTTCTTAAACCTGGGAGACGATGTAACCAAGGCGCGAGCATTCTCCGGGCAATGGGGGAACCTGTGGTATAAAAGTGAGACCGCCCAATCATTGGTACAAGGAGCAGGGAGAGGAGTCAGGCACGAGGATGATTGGTGCATTACATATGTGCTGGATGAAAAGGCTATAGAATTAATAATGAAGAACCCAAAGCTATTCCCAATATGGTTCAGAGACGCTATGGTTTTTGAGTGATTCCCAGTTTATATCAAGGTTGGCGTTTTCTATTTGAAGTAATTCGCGGTGATAACGATAAGTCTTGGATATATCAGAACCTTTAACCTTTCCATGTGTTATGTTTTCAATGCTGAGGATATATTGGGGGGATGGATAGTTCTTACCAGCTAACCAATTATGAACAGTCTGGCGGCTTACATTTAGTTTTTTAGCAAATCCACGAACCCCGCCACGATGATAATTATCTATGTAATGTCTTAGTTCCATGTGAGTAATATATATGGTAAAGTTAGGAGTGTCAACCTATTTTTTACACTGGTTTTTATACAATAATTTAATGGAGTGATGATAATTTAATGGAGTGAAAGGAGAAAAACAGATGGATGAACAAATGGTTAAGGCAGAGCTGGCAAGGTTTGATATCACAAGGGCAAGTATCGCAATGTTGCACGAGAAGTATATGTCGTTAAAGGTTGAGGGTGTTGACGATATAGAGGGGTACCAGGCTGTCCGAACAGCTCGGTTGGATATTAAGACCCGCAGAGTTAAAGTAATAAAAACGGGAAAAGATATTCGGAAAGATGCTAAAGATTTTCAGAAGGCTGTTATTGCGAGAGAAAAGGCAATTGTGAAGTTGCTTGAACCTATCGAGGCTCATCTCCAGGAACAAGAGGACATAGTCGGGAAGGAAAAGGAAAGAATTAAAGCTGAAGAAGAAAGGATAAGGATTGAGGAAGAGAATAGGATTAAGGCCGAGGAAGAAGAGAGGTTGAGAGCTGAAGAAGAAAGATTAGCCGCTGAGAGGGCTGAGCTTGACCGTATTCGAGAAGAACAGGAAGAGAAGGCCAAAGCGCAGGAAGAAACAGAAAAGGCGATTATAAGGGAACGTGAGGCGTTAGAGAGGGTTAGACGAGAAGCGGAGGAAACGGAACAAAGGAAAGCCTTTGAGAAAAAGGCAAAGGAAGAAGCCCGCATCCAGGCCGAGAAAGATGTCGCAGAGAAGATCAAACAAGAAGAAAGAGAGAAGAAGGAACGTGAAGAAGCGGAAATAGCAGAGAAGATTCGGCAAGAAGCATTAAAACCGGATAAGCAGAAGTTAATTGATTTTGCCAAGAAGATTATTGCAGTTCCCGTTCCGGAAGTCCAAGATGAAACAGCCGAAAGAATAATTAATATAGCCATCAAGCAGTTAATCCAAATATCTGATAACATTATTAACCAAATAGAAAAGTTATAAGAAGTTATAAAAAAAGGAGGGGCCATATGGAGGGAAGATTCCACGTGGCCCCGAAGGAGAAGAAACAGACAGAACTCTTTGCACGATGATTATGTATAATATAACCAGTTATTAATTGTCAAGCTTTTTTTTATTTATTCTTCATTTTGTCTTCCATTTTTTTCTTGTCTTCCATTTCTTCTTACTTACTCTCATTTACCGTGGCTCAGAGAACCCGAACCTGTCTTCTGTTTCTGGTGTTCCCCGCGCTGGTTGTCGCTGTGCTGGTTGCTGAGATTCCATAAAGACTGGTTCAGAGAACCCGGACTTATCCGTTGGAGCTACTTGTTTCCGTTTACCTCTAAGAATATCCTGCATCTTTTTACGACGTTCAATTTTTTTGAATCCCTTGTAGCCAGACTGCACCAGGTTCTTGGGGGTCTGGTATGGGATTCCCTTACTCATTGCCCAGAGGGATAGAGAGTCATCCACAAATCTTAACGCCTTCTTTTTTCTCTGCCCAGCAGATTTATCTATTAACGCACCCACGCCGCTGCTCACTGCACCTACAAATAATTCAGGTACTTTATTTATGGGTAAGCTGACATCGTATCCATACCACGGACCTTTCTCAATCTTACTCGATATAGCTTTTTCAAGGTCACGGACGAAGAACATGTATCCGGCCCAGTTATCGAGAACACCACGCCATAATGATCTCCGGTATTGTTTCTTACGCTGGTATAGTTCATCACGAAGCCAATCAATCGCCATGATTCCGAGAGTATTAACAACAAGGAGCAGGAACAAAACTTTAGCCAGCTTACTGTACGATTCCTTGCTTCCTGTTCGAGAACATTCAGCTACACTTCGACGGATGAGGTTATAGGCTTGGTTAGTGAAGGAACCAAACATGGTGAATAGCTGAACCCAGGGACCTCCACGAGATAAAGCTGAACGATGTTCAGGAGAAAACATGGGCTGTGATCGCTCGGTAACATAATCTCCGTACTCATAAGCATACTTCATTTTTTCTTCGGGTGTGAGGTTGGGGATATCAGCATCGGTTAGATCCAACCCTTCCTTCACTTCTTTGCTTAACTTACCCTGTTCAAATTCTGCCAATACCTGGTTTCTCGCTCCTCTCATTCCAGACATAACAGCCGCTTGATCGAACATCTTAATGCCGCCCATAACTCGTTCAGGGATTGAAGCCTTACCCCCGTACATCTGCTTAACCATACCTGTCTTGAAGATATCCATAACATCACGACTAAATCCACCCTCAACTCGGCGGCGGTATTCAGGAGAAAACACTTTAATCTCATTGTTAGTTTGTGTGGGGTTCACTATGGCGTCCATTAACCCTTGAGATAAATGGTTAAAGTTAACGTAAGGAAGATATAAAGGGAAGGACATAAGCTGCTTTAACATAACAAACGGATTGAGTCCCAGGATTGCAGTTGACAAGTGGTTCTTCATTTTCATTAACCCTTCTTCAACTATGGTATAACTTTCCCATTCACCCGAGATATCACGGAGACCCTTTTCTATTTCCTTGAACATTTTTTCCCCGTATCTGTTTATGAATTCCTGTCTGAATCCCAGCGTACGTTTATTTGTCTTCTTATCTACCTTTCCTTTGTCAAACAGTATTCTCGCGGCATTGGATATGGGGATTTCCAAATTGATATACGCTGAGGCCTGCATTACACTCTTGTTGATATCATATGGTAACGAGTTAAGTTTTATGGGAACTATTACTCCTTGGCGTTCTTTGGTCATTCCCTTTGGTACACCTACTCTTAAATATTTCCTTTCAAATTCCTTCCGAGCTTCTTCTTGAGAAATATCCAGTCCACGGGCAAGGGGAGCAACTTGTTTGGGGTAATAATAGTCAACGAGTTTTAATTCATATCCGTTTAGTTTATAGAATACCTCGGCCATAGCCTTGCCCTGTTCCTCAAACAATTTAGTAACAGCATCACCAGCAAATATCCTTTCCTGCTCGCTTAAATCTCCAATAATTTCTTCAAGTTGACCTTCCGTCATATTGTATATCTTGTTAGGGTCTTTATTGGTTGGAAGAGTGAAACCTCCTGCTATATCTGTGAGAGACCTATGGTTGTCCGCATTTAACCAATGACGATATAAGGCCATACGATGTCCACGAGTTAATTCAAACCCTGCTGTGGTTATTCTCTCATTCATCCATGCGCTTACATCACCACCCACTTTTGCTGGATCAAAACCATTTTCCTTGAGGCGTTGCTTTAATAAATCCCATGTCGCATACTCATGCTCGACTCGTTTATCATCGCCTCTTTTAACATCCTTGTAAAAAACATAATGAAAAGTGCTGTTAATTCCAGCAACCTTTTCGATAATAAAATCATAATGTTCTTGAGCCAGCCCAAACAGGTAAGTTATTGAATCCCATAAGTTTTTGTATGGGGTAGGCTTTTCAGTTTGCGCCATTAGTTCGCTATGTATTTCTTTAGATGGTTTCAGTGATCCAAGTATGTCTGATACGGTTTCAGTAAAAGTTCGATTCTTCTGGTTTACTTTTATCCTGTTTATGGTTGAGGCTAAGTGAATGTGGTGTAATATAGCGTCATGGATCAGCCTCATATCATCTATATCCAAGTCCCTGAAAGCCTTTAACTCAAGTCTCCGTAATTCCTCAATGACATGAGGAGGCATGGTTGAATATTCCGGATTATCCTCTAAGAATTTCCTGGTGTTGTTTAGTCTGCTCAACGTTTTCTTTGTAGGTTTCTTGAGATCAATATCGGCTAACAATTCACGTACAGCTTTAGCCTGATTCCGAGGCATTCTATCAACCTTTTTTCCAGCCTTTTTCAAATCGTCAATCATGTCCCGGATCTCTTTTAGCGCAGCCTTTTTGATTTTAGCCTTTTCCTTGGCCTTTTTGGTCTTCTCTTTTTCAACCTCCTTACCCTCTGCTTTACCTATCTTTTCAGCATGAGCGGATTCTTTTTCAGCTTTGGCCATAGCGATATCTAATGTTTCGCCTTCTACTATAAGCTGACCAATCTTCTGGACTCCCGTAGCTATGTTAATCTTGTCTTGGGTTCTCGCAGCCTCTCTTATCGCAGCATCTTTTGAAATGGGGTCCTGGTAATCCACAACACGTTGTAGTGCATATCCACCTTGATGCTCTATAACATCGTAGTCGTGACCGTATTGTTTTGTGAGGTTTGATCGAGCTAACATAGCAGCAGATTTTGTTTTATAGGGAGTCCCATCCAATGCAACGATAGGGGTATCCTGGTTTGCTCTCTTAACTCTCGCCGCATCAGTTTCTGCCTGCAACCTGTTTTGTTCTTCTTTTTTCGATATACTTAATTTCCCGGTAGTCTTGTGTATCGTATCCAGTATCTTATTAATGTCAGGTTTGGTGAAGGTAGCTGCTTGTTTACTTAATGATTCCAACTTCTTGCGTATCAGATTGTTTACTTCTTGTCCGCTAACCATTGGAACAAGAAAAGTAGAGCCAGAAACAAGCTTATCAATAAACATATAGTGATCAGGCATAGAGCCGAACCCTTTCTGAATACCGTTGTAGAATATACGTGGAGATAGATCATCATCGAGAGGAGGTTTGGATGCTGCACTCTCGGGGGATTCTATCCATTCCCTGTCATTAATTGTCTGCGTAGCTTTAATATCTAAGGCCGTATCAAGATTCTCAAGCATACGTGCTTTGATAATAGAGTCAGGCTGCATGCGGTATCCATGAGTTAATATGGTCCCAAATATATCTTCCGGTCTGTTGAATCCGTGACCTTGTAAGTAATGGTAAACGTAATCAAGGTATCGCTTGAGTGTTCTGAATATTGCCTCTATACGTGAGTTAGGAGCTTTAAAATCAGGATGAGACCGAGCATATGCGGCAAATGCATCAGCCGTTGCTTCTTCATTTCCGTATGTTCTTAACAAGAAGTTTCGATCATTCTCAGGAAGTAACCACGCTGAGGTTAGATGAAAGCATTCATGGTATGTGGTTTTGGCAACTATTCCAGCGTTTGTATCGTAGGCTATTTGAATTGACGCACCAAGGTTAGGCATAGATATAGAGGTGAGACCGGCGATATCATAGTCCTTTAATTCAGCTTCAGTTATGCCATGATCCTGTAAGCTGCGACCTACATTAATGGTCGTATCAGAAAGATTTATAACGTCTTGTAGTTCAAGGGTAACACGATCCCGAGTTTCCTTATCAAGCACACGATTAAAACAACTCTGCATGGTTTTGTATATATGGTTGGTTTCTTCTATCCCGCGGAGATATGCTGTTAAAGTTTCGGAAGGGTTCAACTCACCAGCACGCATACGGTTTAATATTTCCTGTTCGCTCTTATGCTGAACTTGAAGGTATATGTTCTTGGAATCAGAGAATGAACCGTGATTGTATACAGACTTCACTTGATTGGCGTCGAAGACTATGTATGAGTAATCTGGTCTTGTTTTGTGTTTTAGGAATTCAGGGATATTTTTTACGCCAGTCTCCCGGTATCCCTCGTACCTATTAATATACTTGATCCCATCGTATCCTATGTTTTGGAGAGCCTGGCGGAGAGCGTTTAGCCCCTCGGTCTCGGCCTCATTCTTAACCTTTACATCGCTCGACTGCATGGCGTTTTTACCAGCAGTAGAACCACGATAAAATATATTGTACAATAAATCAGCATCAGCCTCAGTAAAAAACTCACCCTTTCGCCTTAAGACATCCCGGACTTCTTCATACACCCGCGAGAAGTCGTCCCAATTACAGTCATCCATTTCAAGGGGATTTTCCATCTTCAGATACACAGGCATATAGGTATCCTTGCGGTTTACCATTTCTTCCCATGTATTTGCGGGAAGGTTTTGGCGTTTTCCCCGTATCCGATCCATCGCCTGTTCAGCAGTACCAAAATGGAAGCCCAAGTCACCCCAGATGAATGTATCAAAGGTTTCGAAGGTCCCGTGGAATAGCATCTCGGGGTTGTTGGGGGTTCCTATCTTTGAATCACCGAACCATGCCTTGAATGCGGGAGTGGGAGGAGATATTTTAGGCTTCAAATCAAATGCCGTTACTGATATTTTATCAACCTTCTCGTTAATCTTATCCAGCTCATCCTTGATCGCTTTATTTAATTCCTTACCCTTCAGCATATAAGGAATAGAAAACCCCATGCCAGAAGACACATCACAAAACTGATACATAGGCGGAATTTCACCTTCACCCGGAGTTGTCTTAAGATATCGCACGTTATTGTTTAAGCTAACAGGAAGAATAGGTGGACTTATATGAGCAGTCCTTTCCCATTTTCTGAATCGGCCCAAACCATATTCGGATTCTTCTTCATAGCGATCTGTAATCTCTCTGAAAAACTTTGCACTTTGGGGTCTTGTTTCTTCGGGGGACGCGAGATATTCGCCTTGCCCTTTGTGGATTTTAATTTCTTTGCCATAACGTTTCCCTACCTCCTGTATGTTTTCTATTTCAGTTCCAGCATAATCATATACCAATGCCTTCACAGTTCCATCATTGTTAAGCGCAAAGGTATGGCTTTCTATGCCTATTTCATCAAATGTAGCGTGAACTTCACGTATATCTGTGCTGCCAGTATCTACCTCATACAATCTTTGATCTCCGTCACGATCCATCATGAAGGCAATGACAGCCTTTTGTCTTCCGATTAATCCTTGAGCAGCCGCCATGTATCGAAGCTTATCAAAGCTATTTACATGGGGGATAACAGCGAATAAAGAATTCTCTACTGTTTGCCCCCATGTCCCAAGAGCTGGAAAAGTCTTAACGGTAACATCTACACGCTTACCTATATCCTTCATGATAGAAGCAAATGAAGCTTGCCCCGTGGATTTGATATACTTTAATGCTTTCTCAAGGCTATCTACCCGCGATTCACCTTCAACCGGTTCAGCTACATTCGGAGATACAAATATACCGCCATGCTTTTCATCAATTATCTTGGCAACGTAGTCTTCGAGGGTATCGGTTGTTCTTCTTGCAAGGAGTTTTCCGACTGCGCGACTTTCCTTAGTGCCTTTGACAACTCTCCGAGCATTGACCCTACTTTCAACCTCCTCTGAGGCTTGTTGGATAGTCTCCGTATTAATTCGTCCGCCAGTAATGGACCTTTCATATTTTATTCCTCCTTCCGGTGTTAGTATCGAATCATAGGGAGTCGACATGAGCCTATGAAGCATTTCTTGATTTACAATCCTGTCATTAACAACAATGGGAACAGGATTTCCAAACTCTACGTTATTAGACTCAATGTTAAACATCACAGCAGGATTGTCAACATATTTCCTTACCAATTCAATGAGCGTTGGAACTCCTCCGTTAATTCCATTAACTATCGCGGTATCAGGAACATATCTGTCTTCCCTGCCACTGACTCTCCGTATTTCAGTATTGGCGCGAGAGGTTACATAATCAGTATCAGTAAAACTTATACCAACATTCCCACCATTATTAATAACAGTATCAGCAGCATCGCTGACAACATCAAAATTTCTCATCTGGCTATCATATAACACGTTATATCCCTGATCCACAGCTCGTTTTAAAGCTTCTCTTGCCATCTGAGAACTTTCTGCGTGGAATAATGTTGCCCGATCTCCGGTATATCCAGCTCGCTCCTTGTATGCATCAGGATTAATAATGACAAAAGTATCGATATCCAGCTTATTATCCTTCATTATATTGTCGATAGATGTGGATTTCCCCGCTCCAGCAGGACCACCAACTGCAATAAACTGCTGGGTGTCTTCTTTTGCCACAGGGGTCTTACCCTTAAAGTCTTCATTTATAAATTCCTGCCTTTGTTCCTTGGTAACTTTTTGTTCTGGCACATTAAGTTGTAGCCGAGTTTGTCTCAATTTTTCCTCTGCTACCTTGTAGTCTTGATCGCTTTCTCTATCAAACTTCATATCGAGGTCTATGGGTTTATTCTGAGCTACAGCATCAAAGCCTACAATGTCCCACGCATTGGCAGCTTCAGGTGAATATGGTTTAATGACTTCTGATATAGTTTTAATCGCCGTCATGCGTTCTTCAAAGGATTTGCTTGGATCAGTTAACGCAGCTTTGACTCCTTTCTTATACTTATACACTCCAGCAGCACCTATTCCACCGAAAATAAGAGAAGCCACAAATGCAGGTCCGAAAGCTTGTTTAGCCGCATCCCAGAATCTCATGTCGCCCAGATTTATATCATGAGCAGCCTCGGCCTGCATTCCCCCCGTTAACATTTCTGAAGGGGTCTCGATAGCTGCTATCATGGCTGTACGCTTAACCGCATTCTTGAGATTGTGGGTAAATAAGTCTCTCAACGATGCTTTGACTATATTCTTAACGGGGGCTGTAAAAATGCTACCTAACTTGAACGTAGCGCCTTCGAGAAGGTCTGCACCGAACTCAAACACACCTTCATATATAGAGGTTTTTAACGCATAAGATTCAGCTTGTTTCATTGATTTACCAGCATCAAGGGCTTCCTCCATGGCTGAATCATATTGACTTAACCCAAATTGTAATGCTCCACTGGTAGCGTATCCAAGGACACCGCCAATAAACGCAGTAACCGGAGAGAAAACACCACCACCCAAAGCAGCGCCAGTAGCAGCCCCGGCAGCCATACCCGGAAGACCAGCAGCCATAGATGTAGCAGCAGCTCTAAGGCCACCATGAATTGCTCCCCATATACCTTTGCTCTCCGGCATTTTATATTGAGGGTGAGTTTCTTTGTATTTTTCAATCCCGGTAACCATACGACCCATTAAGCCTTCTTTATCTTGGCCAGCTTTGGGGCCACCAGGCAATGCACGCAATTCACGCGGAACCATTTCAGTATAATCGATTAAACCACCCATAATGTCCGAGGGAAGTTGTTTTATATGCTCAAAAAAAGAGGGTTTTTTGGCTACAGGTATGGCGCTCGCAGGTATGGCTTCAGGCTCAGAAAATCCAAACCTGTCCCCGAATTTATCAGCTTGTTGATCCTCATCCGAGAAACCCCAGCCATATTTACCTTCTTCACCCATGGGTATTGCACCCATTGGAGAAGTATAATCATCTGGAGGAGTATAATCATCACCAAAGCTACGAGTTACTCCATGAGGCTCACGAGGTTCTCGAGTAGAAGTCATAGGAAGAGACAAATCATCTTCAGGCTCAGAGAAACCAAAAGGATCATCAGAGGCAGGTGGATTGTAGTTAGGCTGTTCCTGGTCAAAAGGTTCGGAAAATCCAAATTTATCCATGTTCATCCTCGTTTACACTATTATTCTATACACAACACGTTATTATTTAAGTAGCTTGTTTCTCTCCCTATTGCAACGGAACCCATTGTGTGCCATCTGATCTAAACATTATTCCTCCCATCTTATGAGCTGTTATTGTTTTACCTTTATACTGAGCCGGAGGATAATCGTTTGCCAATTTATCGGAAGCCTCTTGTATCGTTGCTGATCTTCCTGCTCCGCTTGTTCCCATAGCTCCTCCACCAGCTTCAATAGGCTGCAATGTATCAGGATCAATATCATATCCCCATGATTTGGCTAAAGTTTTATATGCTTCCAATCCCTCGGGGGTCATTTCTTCCTGACCATTCTTAGTCAACTTGGAGTACAAAGCCGTGATTTTACCTATAGCTGTTTGCTGAGTTGATCCACCTAACACTTCACCTCGTGTCCCACCTCTACCAGGCAAGTAAATTCTTCCTGCACCCATCTTGACTGGGCTGGGCCGTGCTTCTCTGTCAAACATTTCCATCATAACCTTAAACTGTTCCATCCCCCGTGCTCGCTTAGCTTCCATCTCCATTATTCTTTCCTTCTTCAAGTCAGCTAAACTTTTAATCCAGTATTGTCTATCCTCTGGGGTCATGTTTCGCGGGTCTACTTCTCCGCCAAATATATGCTGAAAAAATCTCGGAATATCAACCTGTATGGATCGGTCAGCTTCAATTATGGGATCGAACTCAAACGGATTCATCCCTATTTCTTTAAAGACTTCGTTGGCAAACATTGCGCGACCTTGCTCAGGGTCTATATCAGGAAACCCCCGGCCTATGCCACCTTCGGGACCACCGCTCACGTCTCTACCTCTTCCACCCATAGCACCTCCGCCTCCCCACATCTGACCATAAGATTCTTCAAGTGACATAGGTATAGCTGCTCCACCAGCACCTTGAGTTCCGGGTCCCATGTAATAAGTCTCGGGACCTATTTCTCCGGGAATATTTGTGATGGAAGGACCCTGGCCAGAAGGTAACGCCCCGAGGTATTTCTGGAAAGCTCGTGTATCCAATCCTTGATTTAATCTTGGAGTAGGAGCAGGCTTGCGTCTTGCTCCCCCCACGTTCCCTAATTCTTCTTTCACTTTAAAGGCTGGCATATTATTTACCTCCCATGTATACATTGAATAAGGCTTTCCATCGGTTCATCGCGGAACTATAGTTAGCCTTAACCTCCGCAAGATTAGTCTGGTGTTTCATCAACGCCGCATCCCATTCCTTCTCATGTTTTTTCTCATACGTTCGGGAACCTTCCTGTACTGCTCGACCTCTCGTGGGACCAAGCTGTTCTCCGAATCCTTTTAACGCTCCCTCCATGGCGAATTTACGTGCTGTAGGGCTTGTGGAATATCCAGCCTTGGCAATTGCGTCACGGATAGCAGACCTTAGTTCACCTACGTATGGGGTGTAGGCTTCACGAATATACCCACGCCGAGCTTCTTCATCCCATTCAGGAGCTTCAAATCGAGGAGCCGTATACGTGGGCATGGCATGTTGAGATTCGAACAGGTTGAATAATCTTGTCTTATCGGCAGCTTTTTCTTCGGGAGTTTTTTCAGCAGGTATCCCGCCTCCTCGACTACCAGGTAATCGTCTCATTGTAGCTGCTGGTTGAGCAATCGTACCCGTGCGTCTACCTCTTCCACCTACACCTCCGCCTGTTGAGGGTCTGGGGGGTTGAGTAAAGCCACGACCACCACCTGGAATACCAAAATTGGGAGTAAGCCTTGGATCAACTGCAAACGTTTGAGGAGCAGGCATACCAGGCATATTACTTGTCTTGAATCCTTCCCATGGTTGTCTAAAGCCAGTTTCAGTTCCGATATCACCGCCGAATGCTCCTCGAAATCCTGCGTATGGGGTAGGAGTAGTATCTTGCAACGTAGAAAAGCCACCCATATCCCCGAAATTATTGAATCCGGTATATGGTGTACCCCATGAAGATGTCTGTGGAGTTGATGGTATACCACCACCGCCACCAAATGACGGAAGGATATCCTCGCTATATTGTGGAGTTTTATCAGCATCTTGACCCCAGTCCACAATCGACTGACTATAAAAATTCGGGTTATATTCATCCATCCATCCCATGATCCTACCTCCTGTAACTACGATTTATTCTTGTGGTTATCTGATGATCCCGTAGTATGCTAAACAATAAATGCAAGTAGTTTGATAACCTATGTATCACGATTCCTATACAAAATACAAATAATAACGTGTTGCTTATCATAAAATACAAGGGAGCCACGATTAATCCTACCCAAACAGATGTGCAGTAATAGCATTCTAACAAATTTCGTGTAAACCATCCCCATGATTTCACATAGTTACGTGGGCGCTCTAATATTTCAGCCTTGCAGATTAGTTCCACGAGAGCTTCTGTGAGGATAATAAGGAATAACAGCTTACCCAGTGTTATCATTAGTCACCTCCCCGATCAACTCCTTGTACCCGCAAGAACACATTAGATAGGCTTCGGGATTACCGCAGCAGGGAGACTTGATGCGTAAATTCTTACCACACGCCGGACACTTTTCTTTACTTATATTAGTCTTCGTCTTTATTGTTTTGCCGTTTATCTTCATTCTTATCCTTTCTTAATTCTTCATACCATTCTTCAGCGGTTTTCTCAGTATAATATTCCATGCCACAGTTTTCACATACCCATGTAGTGGGGTATAGTTTCCCATCTATTCTCTGTGGCCGTGGGCTTAACTTCAACTCACTGTCGCATTCTTCACACCTCGGACGTTCTATGTTTTCAAAAGGCGTCTGAGTCTTAGTGATCATCACTTCCATTTCTTCATCAGCCAAAATATCTTGGTATAACTGAAATGCTTCGGTGATATTCTTTGTTATGCCGGATTTAATGAATATCTTACGAGCTTTTGCAACTTCGTTTATTCTTGATTGAAATTCTGTATAGTTTAAGTTTTTCATATTATATCCTTACATTAATTGTGGAGGACAACAACCACCTGCTTTCATTTCGGTTGTCCGGTTATCTCCTACACTACCAGGTTCCATGCCACAACCATTTATGCAAGCAGCAGATGGTTGTGTTTGACAAGGCTTATAACCACACCGAACAACACAGTATGGCCCAAGATAACTACAACCGATCTTGCAAATCTCCAAATGATTACTTATAAATGCGCCTTCGCAGTCAAAAGTATCATACTTTCTACTACAAATACACGTAGGCCAATACCACCAATCCTCACAAATTAATTCATTACACACATAACCTGCTCGTTCTTCTCCCGTCCATTCGTTTATCGCAATAGCAAGCGAATCACATTGTGCCCCATACGAACTCAAAATAATCACGGGGTTTAAAGTACAATTTGGATTCGCTGCTGGTGCAGTATATCTTGTAGTTAATCCATGATCAACACTTAAACTTCCCCCACCGCTTGCAATACTCCAATTATATGTAGTGTATGGATTAGGATTATCAACAGCCAACGTTTGTTGCTCATTAATGCTCATCTGGTTTGTGGTATAGCTTATCTTTCCTCCACCACATCCCGATGCTATATCAATATCTAATGTCTTAAAACATGTACTCCCACTCCGAGTAGTTGCAGTAACCTTTAAATGATCACCATATCCTGAATCATTGTTTATCTGAATCTTACATTCAGCGTTAGATTGTTCCATTATGGTACCAACAGCGGTATCACTAAATCCAGAATCCAATGCCCAACTCACAACCGGATCGTCTATTAGCTTAACTCCACGAATATCATAAGACCAACACCACTCGTGCATAAACACTTTTACAATATCCCCAGGTATTGGTTTGTCTTTGTCGCAATCAAGAAGACAACAGGCAAAACTTACCCCACCACCACCCGGAGGAATGGTTACATCAGGAACCGGATCACCAGTATTCCACGGGAAATCCCAGCTTGGATCATCATCATCATTTATACCAGGAAACCCCGGCCAATCATGCTGCATGTCACTGTAATCACCTTCTTCATACGGCTTTTCAAACTCTGAGTGTTTGCTAACCTCCTGATCCCACATGGATTTATTGGTAGTCTTACGCATTAATTCATCGTAATCTTGAGACATATAAGGCTTGCGGCCATATTCTTTGTTGGTTATCTTGTTGTCATCTTTAGCCATGCTTCTACCTTTTCGCCTACCTCTGATCGTATCCTGTAAGTCTTAACCCCACATCAAATAAGTGTAAGGTTTCTGACAACGTGTTGTTCTGTATCTTTAGCTGGATATGCTGAGATTTAAGATTCACGGGCTTGTTGTTCTCGAAGTATTCCTCACGCCCGAATAAAAGCAACCCGAGATCCTGAAGCCATAAAACTTGATCAAGAGAATTGTTCTGGATTTTTAGGCTTATACGGTTTCCGGCCAAATTAACAGGCTTACGAAAGCGCCCATATACATTAGAAGCACTTGCCCAAAAGTAATCATCGAGAGATAATTCCTCCATAACATCGCATATCGCATTCCAGTTTACAGAAATATCATCGTTGAGACTTAATGCTTCAGCTATAATTTCTTGTGCGTTCCAGTTTACCAGAATCACGTCATCGGAGTTAAATGCTTCTTCGATTGTAACGGAGAACACTTTCCCACCCAAAACACTATCATTACTTGAAAATGCTTCTTCGATTATGACGTCTATCGGGAGACTAACATAATCATCAGAACTGAAAGCTTCTTCTATTACTCCTTGTGCGCTCCAAGTTACTTCAACTGTATCACTCATGCTGAATGCTTCGGAAAAAGATACATCTTCGCCGCCAGTTGTCTCTTCAGTTCCATAAGATGCTATGTTATCCCAGAGAGAATGTTTGGTAGCTTTAAGCCAAGCGGCGGAACGATTCGTATTGGACACACGAATCTCATCCAGTATTCCATCCAGAGTATGAGCACCGACTCTATCAATACCCAAATATAGCGGATCGGATGAATCAATAGCACCACTAAGTACATCAGTATCACTCTGAGAAGCGCCATCTAAAATCATAGTCATGTTTCCAGAAGCATCTCTTGTGCACCCAATATGTACATAATTTGCAGTATCAATCGCTTCGTTTGAAAATACAAATTTAGATTCACCACCAACATAAACACCAAAACAGTGCTTATATGGAGTTAAAGTATAATATCCGCCAGTAAAATAACCATCTGTGCTTGTCGGGTCATATCGGTAAACATATCTATGCTGCACTAAATTACTGTTAGGTTTAACAATTGCCTCTAAAGTAAAAGCCCCACTAAAATCAAAATCAGCATGATCGGCTACTGTTATTTTATCGTTATCTCCATCAAAATCCTGACCCTTGTCTACTTTCCCTGTTGCCTCAATCGGTTCATTTGCCCCTACCTTAGTCCCATCGTGACTACCACTCGTTGAATCTTTAATCGTAGAAGTGGTAGCATCACGCATGTGATACACAGCTTTAAAATTAGCATCCCATACATTGTGCCCAGGAGTTGAACCTATGTCACCTACCTTTGCCGTATTATCAGCGTGGGCAGAGTCATAATAAATATACAACTCAGTCACGGCTGAAGCAACTACACTTGGGACTTTAACCCATAACCAAGCCTTTTCATTCGCATCATCCCACCGTTCGATCTCTACATAGCATTCAGTTTCACCGTCTGAAGTCGTAACGGCTATCTTGAATCTATTCGCATCCGAAGTCAGTTCATCAAATATACAGGATACATCCGTGCTGCCTGTCCCAGAAGACGTAGAAAGATACACCAACACAGGAAAGTTAGATAACGTATCATCTACATTCGTATTGCTAAGGGTAATCTTTACACGTTTATTCCAGCCAGAAAGCCAAGCCATAATTAATCCTTATACATCCGAGCCTGTTATTTGAATTGTCACGTTAAGGACATCATTATCCACAACTGATTTACTCGCGCTGAATTTAGAGGCACAATATAATTTTCCGCCACCAGCCGTATCACCTGGAGTAGTAGCCGCACTCCCACCACCGACAAGAGAAGCTCCATATATAGTTTTGGTAGCATTCATGGTAAACACAGCCTTGTTCGCTGAGTTAGTCATAACCTTACTCGATGCTGCCGCCTCATTATACGCCGGTCTTGCGCCTCCATCATAGGCTGTGCATGGAGTGTAAACAGGTACAGCATAAGTTGTGTCCCCATCTGGAGTAGTATCAGATTCAAACAACTCCACATACCATGTTGTAATTTGAGTAGCACCGTGAAACATAATATCAAGCAGGGCGTTTAATCCTTCATCAGTACACACGTTATCCTCTTCCCATGTATCTATGAGTTTCCCATCACGATACTGCTCCCATTCCCAGTGTGTGCTTACAAGAAACTTAGGCTTCATTTGCGGAGAAGTTACAAGCTGAGCCTCAACCTTGTCTCCCATCTTTACTTTATTCATCATATCCTCCTAATCAATTGTTATTGCTGTTTGAGCGATTCCATCAATATATGGAGTCACGGTACAGCCACCTTCATTTTTTCTAAGCCTTATTATAAATTCTCTCAACAACATTTCACGACCCTTCCCATTGATTTCTAATAATGTATATGAGTCTATGGCCGTGTCAACGTCATCGTTTCCGTAGTTAGACTGGTATATGAAACCATCACCCGTTCCCCCGACTATCTGTAACACCGATACATCACCACTATCAGCCTCAACTTCAGTCATACAGGTTAAGTTTTGCTCGAATACATCAAACATCCAGCCCTTGTCTTTTAAATCATATATGGGAAAGATATTGCATGAGGTAGCAGATTCCCCGGACACCAAACCAAGACGTAAAACATCATGTGCCGAATCATACTTAAGCCACATTTGGTTCTCGTAACCATCTCTTATACATTCAGATTTTGTGGGATCAAAGTAATTACCTATATCATCGGATATCTTCACAACATACTTACCATTAGAAGCAAAGACCCCGTAATGACTCAAGAAGTAAGCCATAGTTGAAACAACCTCATCCGTCTTTGTGGAGAAATAAACACCATCCACAACCTCAACACATTTAGCGTTAAGGGTTCCTATCTTGGTAGAAAGAAGAAGTTTCCCGAATGTAGCCGGTGAATACCCCTCGAATAAGGTTAAGCACCCACCCTCAACACCTTTCTCTTCCTGCCAAACCATTAATTCGTTATGGAATTTCTTCATAGCCACGACCTTGTTTGAGCGTCCATCGCCCGGTTCAAGAATAGCATAATCGCTTCCATTGAGAGACTGGGGTTTATCAGCAGCAGATACGTGGATAAAATGATCACGATCAAAGGCATATACAGCACGATTTTTCCACGCAGCGTTACAGTATCCTCGTCCTAATTCATCAATGTCAAAGTAAGGCATCGTGGACATGCTAAGAATAACATCATCGCTTAAAGTCTTATCTACGGTAAAATAATACCAGTGAGCGTAATACTGGTTTTCATTTACCTGTCTTTTCTCAGATGCACATCTGGCGAATGTTACCCATCCCGAGTTACTTAAACCATTAGTACCGTCTGATATTGTACCTACACTCACCCATTCTGTTCCGCTCCAGTAATATATGGCATTGATAGCAGTGGTTGCGGTGGTGTTAGGTTTTGATCCGACATCGATATATATTCCGCATATGGGGTAAAAAGAAGACAGGTATAGTTTATCGGATGCGGTCATGCTGTCTATTTCTACTGAGGATGAAGGTAACGTATAATAAACATCAGCAGAAGCATCATAAAACTGAGTTTCTATTGCATCCACCAAAACACCATCCCACACATTCTTCATTTCTTGCCAATCAGATGAATACGTGAGGGATGTTACCTCAACTTCGGAATCTAATTGGGTTGACACTTGAATGCGCCACCAGTATCCGTTGACTCCATACATGTAATTGGGGATTGCGTCCGTGGGCATGGTGAACGTAATTGATCCAGTCTTGGCTAACGTTGCACCACCCACATCAGTACCATCAAATAATCCCGATACCTGAGTCCATGCACCGTTCCAGTAGTATATGGATATGACTGAGGCTGTGCCGTTGGGAAGAGATATTGTAACCGTGAATCCATTAGCGACCATTTCAGTCATCACAAACAGACACTCATGATTAGCGTATGTATTCAGGGAATCAAGTATTGCCGCTGTGGTGGTGAGCCCATCTACAACCTTCTCTGTGTAGTCAAATCCTAACGTTGGAATGGTAGGAGGAGCTCCCGTACCATCGTATTTTATCAGCTTATTCACGTAGGTTACATCCCCTGCATAAATCTGATGCTGATCTTTTCCATTCGAAAACAACATCTGGTCCTTAATAATTGACCATGCAGCAGGGCTTGAAGCAGCATCACCGTTAAACTTTTCTGATCCAAATACTCCGGTAGTCACGATGGGTGGTGGATTCGTAGCCTCAAGAACATCCCCATCAGACATTTGAGCGTAAAAGTGTTTTTCATCCCGACTACCCTTACTAAACTGATACATAGTCATTGCGGAATTAGATTCATCGGCCGTTGAATGCAACTTTCTCTGACCCTTGCGTTTCTTGAACCCAGGATGAGTCGGACGCATGTTCTGAACCATTGAATACATACCAAGGGGAATTTGCTGTGCTTCGAGAGCAGTATTACACCCTCCCTGAAATGGAAACGCTTCTATGTTACCAATTTGCATAGCCTGCTCATAGTTAGGCGCAATTGGAATATCAGGGTTCAATACAGCTATTACTTCTTGTTTTTGAATCTTCTCGTCCATTTTCACCCTGCTCCTATTTATTTAACTCCTATTTATTTATGCTTCTTGAAGCAGATCGATCAGAGACATACTCACCTTTGGATTCTGACTGAAACTCTATGATATCCGCCCGAGTAAACATCAACTCGTTATTATACATCCCCAGCACTTGAGCAGCCTGCTGGATTCTTTTTTCTTTCTTGAGAGCATTCCCGTAAGCATGGAGAACTATGAGTAGCTGAAAGTGTTCGGGAATCTGAGGTTCAGTCGCATCAGCAGCCATCTCGCTTGTAGGATAATCAGCTATATACAGGTTGAGAGGATAAGCAGCATCAGGCAAAGGATCTATCCCCACGCTTGATCCATTCTCGAACCATTTCTGGGGAGTTGCTCCATCAGGAGTAATGCGCCCGAGTTGATTGGGTAATATCTCTGGCAATCCTAATCCAGCCGTAACATATTCCACATAAAGAACGTTGTACCCGGCAAAAGCTACTGTCCTGGTATCTATTACAGTGGTGGCAGCATCTATATTGTTTATACACTGACCATGCATTGCTATATCTCGTTCAGCATCATTTATTAAACGATCTATCTGAGCATCAGTCCAGAAATCAGGAGAATCTTCATTTAACAAATCACGTATTCGAGTCCTCAAATTACCAAGATTAAATCTACCCATTATCTGCCTCCATTATCTGCCTCCATAAAGTACAACATCCGGGATCTTCACATCTTTACGTATGTTAGAGTAACGCGCTATCACATCATTCCGGGCTTTTTGTAACTGAGATAAGTAGGGCATGTATAATCCGGTGACAAGGGAGAATAAGTTATCCCGCAAGAATCCCCGTTGAGTAGCAAAACTTATGATAAGATCGTGAAAAGACGCAGGAATCTCAGGCTCATCTGTATCAAGAGCCATTTCCGAGGTAGGAATTATTGAGGTATATATGTTTAAGTTGTATATGGCTGTAGGTTTAGGTTCTATGCCGATGACTCCACCCCACTTAAACCAGTATTGAGGAGTGTTACCATCTGTCTTGCCGTGTCCTAATAATAGAGGGTTAATCTTCACAAGACCAATGGGGTCTCCTGTAGCCGGAATATATTCAACATGGAATACTTTAATACATGTTACTGAGACTGTCCGCTGATTAGCTGTTGTGGATTTAGACTGAATACTCTCAAGACACAACCCCTTCGTGGCTATATCCAGTTCAGCATCATTAATCCATCGATTAATCTGGGCATCAGAAAAAAATGAGGCGGTTGATTCATTTAATTTATCCCGCACCCTTAATCGTATATCTGAAAAATCAGGCCAAGCCATCTTAATCTCCCTCTGTGTGTTATATTATAACGTATTGTGTATTGTGGTATATTATTCAGCCTCTTACACCCTGGACAGGAATCACTCGCCTACTCTGTCGTCCTGTTTTTCGAGGAACCTTGCATCCTCCACGCCCTTTATTCTTTCTGACTCCACCTCCAGATCCATCTCTTTTTGGTATACCTTTTTTGGCCATCGCTACTTACCTCCTTTTTTTTGTTGATTTGCTGCGTGGTGTTTTGCTGCGTGATGTTTTGCTGCGTGGTTTTTTTATTGATCCCGTCTCAATTCCATACAGCAACTTCATAGCTTTCTTCGCGGCATCGTTTGACCCGCACGTTTGTTTAACTTTCCATGTACCACCCTTCTGATGATAAACTTTGTTCCCGATTACTTTATACGGCATATTATTCTCCTCCTCTATATTAATCTAAGCAATGGCCACAAAAGGCATAAAATCGTTAACACCATCATTATTAATATAAGCGCTGACAATGATTTCATAACATCCTCCCTTCTTGTCTCCCTCATAAACCTCACATACCTCACATACCTCACATAAACGCTTTGTTAGGTGCTATATGAGGTCGATTTATGCTGTTAAGCCGAATGAAGTCTCGCTGAACCTTATCTATAAGTATCTCAGCCAAAGCTCCAAACGTAGCTGCTCTCTTTTCATCGAATGTAGTTTCCCCTGCCTTAAGATACGCACGTTTCAATATCCCATACGGTAACTCATTGTGATACCGGGAAGGAAGCTCAGGAGTCGTGGCGCCAAGATTAGCAGTTGTGAAGGGAGTAACTTCGGTACGTATCACAGTCAGATTAACATCAGTTCCGGCTATATCTGCATCAGGGGGAGGATAAAAGCTAATAGTATCAGCCTTATAATCCAACACATATTTTGTAGGAATATCAGAAACAACATCATCAGTACGCCATAACGGGTAAGCCCTGTCCATATATTCAGTAAATCTCTTTTTCAAAAAGGTAGTCTTTCCATCTATCCGCGCTGTTTTAACTTCAAGTATTCGAGAATCCAAAGCATAATCAATCTGATCTTCAACCAGCGTGATATCAACAACATCAGCCGTTGATACATCCCTTATATTCTCAGTCACTCGGTCAACATCATCGAGAGTCGTGTTCAGATGATTAACAAGTTCGGTATCAGTCCATTTATACGGCCTGACCTCATCATCAAGCATCCTCCTGACTTCATCCAATATCTCTTGTCCTGTCATATCCAGCCTCCGTTATATACTCTCTTCTGCATGATCTCTTTTACATACTATCTTTCAATGAAAAAAGAGGGAGGGGACACAATATCCCATCCCCCTTTGTGTGGTAACTCTGCACTATTTCAAGGCTATTCTTTTTTGACCTTGCTTTCTGACATAACCTTAGCCTTTGGTTTAGGCTTCGGAACGCTGTCAAAAGCACCTTTGGTTATTAATGTACCAGTACACGAAGGACATTCCTGTATAGCGACGCCCCTTCCGTTGTGAGTCTTAACGATTTTGCCGCACACGATACATTCCCTGTCGGCATCTCTACTAACATCTTTATCAACAATATCAATAGATTCGTCCATAATAAACCTCCTTTACGCTATCTTTTTTAAGTTATCACCAAGACCTCGGAAAGATTACCCTCACCAATAGTAGTGGTAACATGCGGTCTTGCCAGATAGACATAAACATCATCAGCCGCATTCGTAATGGCTGTAACCTTATGAAACTCACATCTGCTATCAAGCATTGCAAGCGCGGTAGACCCAGAGGTAAAATTAAATGCCTCGTCAATAGAAGTTGCCATATTTGCGCTCAACACTATGAACCTGCAATTCTTGAAGTAGGCCATGGTAACGCTTGAGGTATTCTTGAAGTTCACAAACATCGAATCAGAACCATCCACAAACATCCTGAAGGTACAATCCTCAAACGTTGCCGTTACTCCAGCGGCCAATTGCACATTGTAGTTAGCTGCATTACGGGCAATAGAAGAATCGCCAAACATGCAGCCTTTGAAATATGCTTCTGTGCCAGTAATATCCACACCAACATAAGACGCATGATCGGCCTGGTCAGCATTAAACGGTCCACCGAAATGAACATTGTGGAATGAATTTCTTACGCCAGAAATCAGCCATCCAACATAATCAGCCTCGGCAGTTCCATGTTGAGTATATAAATTAGCAAATTGATTGCCGTATCCAGATACCGTCAGAAACGGAGAAAAAGCCGTACTCATACCAATACGTGATCTGTGATGCTCATTTATTCCCCAGTGAGTACCTATGAAGCTACCCAAATGCTTGGAGAAATCATGATTTGCGGCCAGACTAAGAGCTGACGCACTCGGATACAAAAACATCTGGTCGTTCTTAAGCGATGTCGTCAAGGCATAAGCTGCCGCAAGGGACTTTAGCGGTGTCTTGGCAGATCCATCATTACCATCAGACCCAAGGGCCGCATTCATAAACACTTTTCTTCCACTCGTGGGAACACCCGGTGCGCCTCCACCAATAATTGAATCAACGTTAAGAATACCTACACTCAATTCTTCGTGTCTCATTTTAAAACCTCCTTGTTATTCGGGTGGTATCTGCTTGCTCACACCCTACCAGGTTAATGAAAAAAAAGGGGAGAAGAAGAAAAGGGTATGGAACTCCTCCTCCCCATGCCATTTAATCATAATCACAATCAATCCATGCCACGTAGACATCAAAAACAGCCTTCGAGACATCTGAATCGGTTGCAAAGGTAAGATCCAGCGTATCAGCGGAATTGTAAAAGATACCATTAGTGGCCATATAAGCATCAGTTATTGCCGGAACAAGCCATCCAGTCGCGGCAATAGAAGTGGCAACCATAAAACCAGCAGCAGAATCCCCTGTACCAATCGCTATTGTACAAGCAGCATCCTCTTTTGTGGTGACATGAACCCAGCATGCCAGAATCCAGCAGGGATACGGAATATCCCATATCTGCATTACATCAGAAGAACTTCCATCAATAGTTGCTCCTAACGCTGTCTTGGCAGCAGGCATATCAATATGGATTTTACTCACATTGACAGGTACTCCGCCCCAAGGTTTTCCAACACCAGCACCCTTATTAGGGGTATCTGAATCAAACGTATAATCATGTGTCGTAGCCATGTTATTTACCTCCTCGTTTTCGTTTAACTTTCTGTTTTACTTCTTATTCACTCCACTCATCTCGTTTACTTCCTGCTTACTTCCTGCAATACAGCGTGCCAAGAGCTTCGGGTTTTATAACTTTATACCCATAAACCTGAAGACCTCGAACAAGGTCCGCAAACGTTGTTTCTGCTCTGAGCTGTTCTGTTTTGGTAATCTGGGAAGCAAAAGTAAGCGCAGAAATGTGCCCGAACATTGAGTAATAACAGGTTACTGTATCGGATACCGAATAGAGAGTGTTAGAAGAATAGAGGGTAAACCTGTCAATTACACCCAGGCGCCCATTACGAATCGGAGACTGAGGATCTCCAGTAAGGGAAGCATCTTTCAAATCAGACTTTTTGATAAGACCAGCCATCCACGCCGGAATGACAAACCATCTTTCGGTCTCGGGAACATTCTGCTCATCAAGAATAGTACCGCAATCCACGATATAATCGAGAACATTGGCCTTTGTGATCTGAACAGGAGAACCAGAAGTGCCGATATCAAACGATGAAGATTCTTTACCAGCAGTTGCGCCAGTATTACTCGAATCCATATCATCGTAAATATCTTCCCAGACCTTCGTTTCAATGGTGATCTTCATTTGCTGTGCGGCATCACCAGACCAGTTGTCCAGCAACTTAATGTCGGACTGGTATAAATCAATGTCATCACACTCAAATGCCCAATATTTGGCTTTGTCGATAAGCAATTCAAGGGGGGTGGACTCGGGATTCTCATAATCCAGCTTCTGCCCCTTGGAGTAATCATTGATAGTTATTGTGGGGGTAGATCGAATAATGACCGTATCGCCCATTTCCTTGATCTCGCCCTCATAATCCGTGTTTGAAATTTCAGCCAGGCACGTTGCCTTGTAAAACTTTACAATCATCCTGCCGCTCCAAATTTCAGGTATGAAGCGACTTGTGCCTGAATTTGTATAATCAGGATAGCCAGCGGCTCTTGCAACTCCCATGATAAGACCTCCTAAGTTAATTTAATAAGCTTAAGAAGTCGTATAAAATTAAATCTTCCCTGAATCTTATAGACCTCTTAGGTTACTCGATTTTCCTTAATGGCTTTATCGATTCCCCTGCTTATTGCATCGGCTTCTTGAGGCCTGTCTTCGTATCTACCCAGAGCAACATCATTATAAAATGCCTTAATGAAAGCTCTGGATACAAACTTTTTCTCTCCCTGTTCAATCTTAACAGCCGGAGACGGTGCAGCAGGAGGATTTAACGCCGACAAATCTTCTTCGGCGACAATAGCTCCGGGAACCTGTTCCGGTTGCTTTTCATTAAGAAATGCTTTAAAAATACCAATGGCTGTTTCCGAATTACGTGAAGCATGAGCCCTCTGCAATAAACTAAGGCGTGTCTGTCCCGAAAATGGTTCAACAACAGACAGCCACTTCATAAACTCAGGATCTACATTGATTGTCCTCCAGTTGTTTACAGCATTAGTCATGTCATCTTCAAATCGTTTAAGCCTGTCGGTATTAGCTGTTTGCGCAAATCCATCTATCTTAGTAGCAACAGGGGTAATAAAATCATCGGCAAAGCCCCTGAGTGAATTTTTTACAAACACATCAACATATTCAGCGACTTGTGGATACTCATCTTTAAATTTAGCTAAAGATGCGACACCTTCATCGCCAATCTCAAAAGAGCTTGGGGTCGGAGTAGTATTTTCTGTGGGTATATCCATTGCGGCAATAACACCCTGAAGATTACTTACCTCCGCAGTAAGTGTTCTTATCTGCGCTGAAAGAGCAGGAACCTCACTGTCGTACTTACCCTGGAGAACACTATACTTATGCTCCCAATCATCAGATTTTACAGGAGGAGGATCTGCTACTGGCTGATCTACAACCGGCTGGTCTACAACCGGCTGATCCATTACCGGAGGCTCATCACCTACCGGCATATTGCCCAACGCAATCATTTCTTCCTCGGTCAATGTATCTGCCGGGGGAGTTTCAAGTTCTTTAATATACTCTTCCTGTAACTTATTAACATCCTCTTCTATCTTTTCGACCTTTCTTGATTTACGAGCCATAATATTCTCCTTTGTGGTCTTCGCTCTTCCTTCATGAGTCTGTTAAGATATTCATGATACAGCGAGCCATGATTTTATGTGTTTCAAACTATAATAGGTTATTATTCACAATGCAAGGTTTTTTTATCATATTACTTTTTCATTAACGCACTTGTTTTATCAGCACTGGACTTAGAACTTCCAAAGAAATACTGAAGTACCTGCCCAAACCCTGTGGCAAGAGCGCCAAATAACATGAAGACAACACCACTGGAATCAACAGGCAATGGACGAAAACAAAGTAAGCCCATTAACCCAAAAAACCCAAAAACCACAGTCCATGCCAATACATATAAATTCTTGTCTGTCTTTCCCGTAACTTTCTCGTGTTCTATTTGACGCTTTCTTGCATCAGCTACATCTTGTAATCTGATCACTTCTTGTTGAACAACCAGCTTTTCCAGTTCCACTTTGCTGTTTATTTCCAGTTCCTTGATTTTCAAGAGAGCATCTGGATTGTTTCTCAATTCATATTCTACTGAGGCTGAGTCTGCCTCAACACCTAATGAATCAGCTATGAGTTTAATTGCTGTACCAGCCGCACCTCCTACAGGTCCTCCAAGCAACGATCCTAACAAGGGAGCAACATTTGTAATTTGTGCTGCAATATTTTTAAAATCCATCCTACACTCCTTTTAACCTATATTTATACAACGTTTTCTTTCCTTAATCTCCTTTTGCTATTTCTTTTTCAGTTAACTCAAAATGTCCGTAATCTCGGAAATTCTCATCCTGGAGCTTGGTATTCTGGTTCCAATCCCCGCCCCAACGTAATCCTATCCCTAATGTGAAGGCTACTCCCATCACAAATCCAGCGAAGTATATGAAGCGCGGAATATTCCGCCAATCAACAGGATAAGGAACCGCATCCACAGCATTTACCAGCTCAAAGGTTTCGTTACCATCTTCATCCGGGGGCGAGTTGTGTTTGCTGTCCGGGTATTGTTTCTGTGATAACTTTTCCCTGTATAACTTGTTCTGGAGTATCTTTCCCCGGCGCCCATAAATTATTGTATTGTCAAAGAATTCTACAACACGCAAGAATATCATCTGTAACTTCATATTACATGTTTTTAATCGTTCCATGGATCTCTTGGAATACTTAGGCATATTATCTCCCCCTTCTCTTTGATTTATGGCGATTAGCCTTACGCCGTTTAGATAATACATGTTTACGAACCTTAGCTTTATGATGCTTTTTGTCTGTCGCCATATTAAATTATCCTCTCAATACATATATCTCCAGTAAGACTACAACAAGGACCATACCACCACCAACCCCCAGTCTATTCGTATTATTGCAGCACCCCTCTTATCATCCAGATTTCTACTGGTATCAACAAAACTAAGATGATCCAATACTTGATCTCGACTTCAATCATCCTTGCCTTTAACCCTTTTGAGCCGTTACCGTAAACTGAGGTTTTAATCTCCCCCACAGTTTCCTTAATGTATTTGAGGTCTTTTCTTATTTCTGCCAGTTCGATTTCAGTTGTCATTTTTCTGCTCCGTTACTTTTCTTTGATATTCAGTTCCGTTTCTAACTCTGCCATTTTGGTATTATATGCGTCTATAACATCTTGAGTGTGCAACTTATCCGCAACAGCCTTACTTATCACATCCGCCTTTGATGGATCATCTCCCGGCATTATCCAACTTCGGTGATATTTCTTACTTACTTCAACACCGTCATCAAAGATTCTGGTTATCCGCCTGACTGATATTCTGCCAAGGTCATCAAGGGTTCGGTCATAGGTTACTATTTCCTCAAGTCCTTGTCCGGCTGACTCTTTTTTCTCAACTGCAAAATCTGCCTTGACCTTGCTATCAGTTATCGCCTCAACAATATCCTTTGAAATATCATCCCAGCCTGTCATGTCTTTTGTGTCGGCAGGAGTTACGGGGTCTGAATATTTCCGGTCAAGCATCTTACCTTCACCATCTTGGTATTCGGTGACAATTCTAAGTTGAAGATTGCCGTTTTCGGTTACCGAGTGGTGATATTTCATTTCTTTTTTCATTTTGAGTCTCCTGCCTATTGTTTTTGTATTTTATTTTTCTATATAAAATAAACCCCTCCAATTATAAATAAGGTATTTGCCTGTACATCACTTGCTAACATAGCGGAACTACCAGCAGCAAATTTTCGTATTGTTAATTTAGTTCCTCCAGCAGTACAATATCCCTGTAATGATGTAGTTGCGGCAGCAGCAAGTCCATCACTATACACCGAAAAACCAAACCTGTAAGGCTCTCCACTTCCCACTGTAAAAGGCAGCCCAGAAATCTCAAACTCTCCAACTGGAGATGAAACGGAAGCAACATTTATATGTCCACTGAAAGATACTTGACTCCCAGTTTTTACATATCTACAAGTTACATTACTTCCTGCTGTAATAGTACCGCTGGTAGAAGCAACAAAAGCTGCTGTCCAAGTCCCCTCCTCATAATCATCCAGCGTATTAGGGTCAGAACTTGGTACGGCTGTGGCGGGGAAGGCGATTTGACCTGCTGTTCCCCATTCTACTGCGGTTCCAGCTGAGTTCATTTTGAGTAGGGCAAGAGCATCACCCTTAGCAAGCCGAACTAACTTACCAGAAGACCTTTGATAAATATCTCCATCAGCATCTGAGCCTACATCAATACTTAATGGATTTTCTAATTTTCCTGTTCTCATTAGTTTGCTCCTATTTTACCATCTCGTTCTTCTCTTGAAGGTAGTGTAACACTCTGTAAGGCAGCTAACTTATCAGCCTCTGTCAGTTTCTTAGGATTCTTGTCTGTGTGTTCAAGAATAGAAGCATCAAGTCGCTGCCTGAGCTTATTGTCGATTACGTGTTGTAGCCACGGCTGGATTTGCCCTTCTCCAAGCCACGATTCCAAAATTCTTTTTCCTTCGTCTGGTATTGTTATTATGATCTCCATTTTATTCTCCTTTAGCAAAGCAAAGTCCCTCCAAAAGCCGTGTTAACAATTTGGACATCAACGACTTTTGTACCGTAATATACATTTATCCGCAAATATGCAGTGTCATTTGTATCCATATCTACAATTGTAGAATAAGGAAGCATAAAAATATCACCACCCTTGATATTTGCAGCGTTCATATATACTACATTATAATTTCGGTTTGAAGTAATTACATATATGGAAACAAGCGTATGGGATGCAGTAATTCCTGCTAAATAAACATTTCCTGCTAATATATATCTGCCAGTAATAGGGGCAGTAAACGTTCCATTTGAGAAATCATTACCTTGGTCAAAAACTTCTGTCCAAAACGCTCCTGTTATATTATATATTGTACCATCTCCAGTTACATTTAATTGTGCTGTGGTAACAATTGCTAAGAATGCTGGTTGACTTGGATTCGTCATTCTCCCGCTATCATCAACACTTATAGTAGATTCCTGAACTCCCCTTGCACCACCATCACCACGAACTATTCGATTATCGGTGATAACAGCGGAAGCATCCACTTTCTTCTCAAACTCATCTCTCACCGCATTCTTGCTTGGAGCTATTGTTGTTACTCCGTCCCATGAAGTTGCGTCATAGGCAGCATCAGAGACGTTAACACCCGTAACAAGACCTCCATTAGTATCCATCACCGTAATCTTAGTCCCATCCGTATGAAGCGAATAACCTGCCCCAAGAGAAATAGTCTCAGGAATAATATATCGAGGATTCCCTCCATTAGCAGGATCAAGCCTTAAAGTAACATTCACCGCTGCATTATGAGTATTAACCAAAGTGATGTTGACGATTGAAACCGCAGCACCAGCGGTATATAAAGCGGTTGTCAATGTATCACTTAATGTTCCAGCTGCAAGTTGTGTAAACGTAGTTCCTACAAGCCCGCTCATGTGATAATCAACTACCGAAGCTACACTTGCACCACCTTCTATGACATCTGTCGAATTAAGACATAACATATTATTCTCCTATAAAGTTCCCAAAGCAGCAGCAGTTGCAAAAGCTACTCCACCTGCATTATCATCTACATATTTCTTAGTCGCAACATCTTGATCAGCAGTAGGATCAACAACTCCAACTATCTTATGTGTATTCATGTCAAGGTTTTCTGTCTGTGCTCCAAGAGTAGTATCCCCACCTGCCGCATGCAAAGCCGCCTTTTCTGCATTAGTTACATAGTTATCATCTGCACCAAGAGCGGCCGCTACTGTTACACCAATATCACCATCAACTAAAACATCAGCATGGGATGTTTCATGGGTTGCGGTAACATCTGCGCCTTCTTCAATCCCATCAAGTTTAGTTATCTGCATTGAGGTTGCATATCCATCCTGAGAATTGGTTGCGGCTGGTAAAGACACTTCTGCTTTATCAGCAGTTACCGCAACCGAAACAGGAGCAGCTCCTTCAATCGCCAGCGAATCATCACTCTCAGTCGCCATAGTTGAACCAGTATCTCCGGTGATAGTTTGGTAGATATTCTGAATCGAAGCTCCATTACCTACTGCTCCCAAGAAAGGTCGGATATCTGCGAAATAAGCATTATAAGCAAAAGCTGTGGCACTTCCTCTAAACACAAACCTTGCTACTGGAAGTACATAACCATAGTGATAAGGTGGATAGACTATTTCCTCTTCTTGAGCATCTGCTTCCTTAGCATGTTCTGTTTGAGGATAGACGTATAGAATCGTATTATCGCCTAAAACATACACCCAGCCACAATACCACTTATTCCCAGTAACTGCTGTCTTTTGAACTCCGTTATCCCAGTAACTAAAACTAACTCCATTCTCTAATGCTGTATCCCAAGCACTTGCTGTATGAAAATGAGCTTGGACATTATTCGCTCCATGCCCTGAACCTGCTGAGTAAATGACATTTTCTATCTTTTTACTACAAAAGGGATTTAGAAAATACTCCCCAGTTCCTATCTTAAAATCATTAGGATTTGTAGCATCTGTGTCGATGGAACAAGCACATCCAGAGACAACCGCCGCAGGAGCTATTTTCTGAAGGAAATACCAAATTATAAAACGCAATCCTCCAGACATAAGAGGAAAACTACAAGAATGAGCTATATCTCCATCATAAGTATTGTACTTTGCTACTAACGCAAACTCTCCAACAACATCTGTATCAGGCTCAGTAGTTGAAATTTGAAGCGTAGAGTTATTCTTCAAGACATAAAGATAATTAGTTGCGTTATCTGTTAGACCAGTCGCCCCAGCAGCATTCACACTAAATACAGAGCCATCAACAAAAGCTACTCCTTCAGTCCAGCTAACGTTAAGGCCACCTTCATCGGTAACAGTGAGTCCCGAACCAATACCATTTCTGAGTGCTGCGTCAAATCCATCTCGGGCTGTATAGTCAGTCCCGTAAATAGTTATATCGGTATCAGGATGCCCATGATCGTCAAGAATATCAAGGGCCTTCTGGACAGTATCTTCGCTAACTGAAAGAATGTCACCAAAATCTGTAGTGTTTACGTTAACTGAACTTGCGATTGAAGGTTCATCGGATTCAAATTTAGAAACAATATCATCGCGATAATAATCTTTCAGCCTTGCGGTATTAGAAAGTTCATACCAGTAATAAATATAAAAAACTGCCTCATTCCGTGGAGCATAGTTTAAAGTCACTACCCCGGCAGCACTTACGCTTTCACTTGCTATTCTATGCCGAGTAAACACATTCAGAGAATCATAAATAGCTTTGCCGTTTGTTTTGGTAATTGAAACACTCTTGGTGATCTGGACATCCTCCACTATCCATGCTCCAGACAAAAAAGTAGCATTAAGGATAGTTCCATCCAAGGTAAACGTCTTGGTAACGCCATCTCCCGTAAAACTTTCCTTGAAAACTACCCAAGGTCTCCTAAACTCCGAATACGGAACATGATATATAGAATGCAGTAAACGGTCCTTTATGTCAGCCATTTTTCATCACCCATATAATAACGTGTTGTATCTTGAACTTAACTGTATATCTTATATGCAACCTAAATATACAACCCAACACTCCTCGACTTAATCTCCGCCCAACACATCAACCGCAATTGATCCACCCATATCACCAGCAGTAGAAGAAAAAGTAAGCTTAAGTTTAGTCTCACCCAATCCAAGAGTAACAGGAATCCTGAAATTATCTGATCCGGTGATAGTGTAAAACATCGTGGATAAATCATAGTTAGAATCTGCATGAACCATGTCAAAATAAGTAGTTGCATGAGCCCCAGGATTCAACACGGATAACTCAATCTTCAACGCTGTTTCCGAATCTTTTGTGTATTGTATGTATATATTAACCCCAGCCCCATGATTCTGCACATTTGCTATCGCCGTTGTAGCAGTTACAGCACACGTATTTTTTGGTGAAGTTACTGTGAAAGCCATGACAAACCTCCTGTATGTAGCTAAATTTTATTGCATTATATTATATTACAACGTAGATAATTCTTTTGCCTTTTTCTGTTTTCTCACCGATGCTTCCGCTTCTTTAATATGCTGCTCCGGTGATTCCATTACATCAATCAAAACATCATACGTCTGCATCCGCCCTTGAATCCAGTGTAACTTCTGATCTGATTCAAGTCCCATAAAATTAAGCATATCAGTTCTTCTTGATTCTTTAATCCATTCAACCAATAAGCTAAACTGGATAGGTGACGCATGCTTTAAATTATACACCGCACGTAAAGTTTTCTCATCTGGTTGTATCATCTCTTATCCTCTCTTACTCCTCTCTTACTCCTCTCTTATCCTCTATCTGCTGAAAACTCATTCATATCAGTACCCTGAGCAGGATTTCCAGCCATGTCAAGAGTTCTCGCTGCCGGTCCCTGACCTCCCATAGCACCAGCACTCTCCTCTCCTCTGCCTTCTACTCCACTTTCACTCCCTAATTCCCGTTGCTCAGCTTGCCTCATAATCGCATCAAGCATCGGGAAAGCCTTATCAACATCTAACCCGAATTGCTTTGCTATCTCACTTATTATATAAGCCCGCCCAGCAGCTCCCATTAGTTTCATATCATATTCATTAGCAGTTGCCTGCGCGAATTCTACCATCCGGGTTAACTGCTGTTCTTTAGCCAGCATAGCAGCACTTCCCCGAGCCTCAATCTGAAAATCACATATAAGCCCGAAGTTTTCTTTCTGTTCAATATTCCAGTAATACTGACGTTCTACTGTGGAAGATATGATTTTTTCATCGATAGTCTTGATAAGAGATTTAATGCCTCTCGCCGCTCCATGCATCAACATGGAGAGCCCTGAGGCTGTATTATGCGTGGGTATTAAATTAGCACAAAGAAACAAGCTATCTCGGGAATCCACGGTAATACACGTTGCTGTATGTTTCCCGATATATTCAATTCCTGTTATGTATGTGTGGGTTTTCTTCCGATCAAATACCCTCTTATGCTTTCTTGGAACGTAAAACAATTTTTCTCCAGGAAGGTTAAATTTAATTCTATATGCCTTTTGTCTGACACTTTTCCTACCATTAACTTCAAATTCGCCACCCTCACATTCGCCTATACTTCCTACCGTTGCGCCAAGAGATTCAACCAGTATTCTAAAATCATTAATTAACCTGAACGACGACGAAGAATAATCAGTTCCACCTTCCTTCGAACAACAACCATCAGTATCCATTAAGCCTCGAAGCAACTCCAATCGTATCTGTCTTGAATTAAATAAGTAATCTTCAGGAATAAATTTATCAACAGACTTACACTTTAATCCATACGACAAATAATCCAACTTAATTCCTTTAACCGTATGCGTCCATGCAGCACTATCTCCTTTGCGATCAACTTTTCCTAATGGATACGGAATCCTCTCGAAAACTTCTTTATCTCGACACGTAAGCCTGCACCGAGCATCTCCATTTCCTATTAAAGCACCCATTGTATACGGATCAATCTTTACTTCCCTTTCTTCAAACTCTATATAATCAAATAACGGTAACATCCACTTAGCCCGCCAGCCACTCGGATTCCTGTAATCTTTCTTTGTTTTTCTAAATAACCCCGCATCCAGAATTTCCTCAGTCGTCATAGTTCTAAATTTACGATTATGATGTGTCCTTACTGACCAGCGATGCTCCATATCACAATCAACATGCTTACCGTTATTAAATTTTAAGCGGAAGATATCAGATTCACCTTGTGGGTATACTCCTGTTACTGTAGAAGCAGACCCGTATGAATTAACGACCAAATCACCTGCTTTAAGTTGACTTATACATACAGGACCTTGAGGCGTTAAAACTTTCTCATAATCAGCAAGAGCACGACCAGCTCCTCCTACCCTTACATCTCCATGAGCATACGCAGGCACCCCAGAATGTTCATCAGCTATCTTTATAAATCGATCAAAAACTGTGAGAATCTTATCTACTACCATAGGGGGTTGATAAAACTTGAGAGCGGGAGCATTGGATATTGCCTGCTGGTTAGTTACATCCCATACTCGCCATGGGTACAAAATATTATCGGCTATATCTGAACGCGGTACTCTGTCAATGTTTCTTTCTACTTGGGGTCCACTGCCTATCGCAACATTATTTATAATGGCTCGACCACATGCGTTAGCAGCCTGCTGAGCATCTTTTATTACTTGAGGTAAACCGCGCCCCCAGAAGCTTCCTGACTTTTCTTCAAACGATGCTTTAGAAAAAGGTTTCATCCCCAATTTATCAGGGTTAAACATTACTTTGATAATATGTCCGCCTATTTTCCATACACACAAATCATAAAAAAGATCATCATCGAAAGTCATATCTTTCTTTGTAACACCCCATTCCTTTAACTTCTTGCCCTGTATGGCATCCCAAAACTCCAAACAATCTATCTTGTGAGAATTGTAAGATACATTCACACTCCCGGTAACAATCTTATCCATAGCCTTGAGGTTACGATCAATCTCCAGATTAAGCCAGTCGTGCAAACTTCCCTGTTCATATTCCTGTAACACTAATCTAATCTCTTTTTCATCAAACCCCGGAATCCCTATAAGTTCCTGTAACCCCCGTGGCGTTATTTGAATCCGATCAAACAAATAGCCATCGTTGATACCCGTACTTCCCGGACATGGATAAATATTAAACGGAGGCCGAATCTCATACTTGGGGATTGCTTTTTCCATAATCTTCACACTAAACTTACTTGATTCAGGGTCTACCTCAACCTTTTTAGCCCTCTGCTTTCTTAATATAGGACCCTTCACGAAGCCCGTACCCATTATAACATCCGGCAAAACACCCAATACAGCATCATACCAGTCACCTTCAGTCAACTGATCGTTAATCTTAACCTCCATCTGTGCGGCAATCTCTTTAGCCTTTTTCTGAATAAACGTTTTAAGGTGTTCTTCTATCTCAGGCATCTTGGACATAATGGATTTATAAATTTGGAGTGGATCGGAAGGCTGACCTTGAGAAGCATTATTCATAGCACCCTGCAATACATCCCGAGCAACAGTTTCAAGGATTTTTCCACGAATGTTGGAAGGAATTTCCGCCTGTGGAGTTGGGCGGATACCCCAACATTTTTCATTGGGAGGGAATAAGATATCTTTTACCCACGCATCCGCATTACGACACTTGGTATCTGTGATAAAAACAAATATTTCTGATGATCCAAATTCTTTTATGGCAGCAAGTTTATCAGGATCATATATACCATCTATTTGCCGTTTATTGATTAAAAGCTGCTTTTCGAATTCTATTTTTTCTGCTTTAGCTTCACTCCAGCATGTATCAACATACGCGGAAAGACTGGTTATCAGTTCAGCACTCTCGGCAACATCAACAGCCTTGGTTTCTATTTTCTTTTCTTTCTCTATCTGTTCATTAGTCTGCACATTTATCAACATGAGTCTATCCCCCGTACAATGTTTGCTAAAAGTTTATCAAAGACTTCCCAAAAACTTCCCAAAGACTTATCAAAGATAAATAAAAAAAATTCAAAAGTCAATGTAAATATTAACAGGTTATTGTTTGTGTCTTCGCTTATCCTTATGTATACGCAGCCATCACTCTCTTTTTTTCAACACCTTCTCTTTTTCGTGTTACTATTGTTCCTGTGAGATCCGTTAAGCCTTTAGCCTGATCCATAACCTCGTAACCTAACCCGGCATATTGTAAAGCATCATGACAATTAAAGACAAGAACATCATTAGCGAAATATACATGATCAACATCTACTGTTATATTATACACATCTTCTGTTTCTTGCAGCAAGTTTACCGCCACAACGTGAAGAGCAGGTTTTTGTTGCACTATATTTATTGGTAATAAACGATTCACCACATTCAGAACATATTCTTTCCACATTGTCATCCCCCCGCAACCTTCTTGCTTTTTGTTGACATTTAGGAGAACACCATTTGCTTCTCGTTGGGAAATACGTTGAATACTCCTCTCCACATACTTCACAAATCTTAATATACTTCTTTTTACCGATCCATACCTGCTTTCCAAGCTTTTTGTGAAACTCAATTCCGGCTGGAGATCCATGCCATTTTTTCGCAGCTTCTCTTGCAATTTTAATTGCTCGCTGAAATGATTCAGGATCATGGGCAAGTCTTTCTCTGGTGTGCATTGATGCGTGTTTCCCGTTGGGCATAATCTCAAGATTGGTGATATCGTTATTAAAAACATTTTTATCAATATGGTGGACAACGTATCCTTCAGGAACTTTATTCCCAGTATAATCTTCCCAAACAGCCCTGTGTAAATTACATGTGGCTTTTCCCCAGTTTTCAACCCTGTAATATCCCCCGTCGGATAATCTGTATTTCTTTCCTTTAAATTCAATAAACTTTGGATGTTCCATGTCTCTATCTCCTTTAAATTTAAATGATAATCACATAAAACATCCTTATACTGCAATGACCTGCAATACGCAACACTTTTGTTAGCTAAAATAAATTTATGATCAGGAGTACACTTAATTTTTCTACCATCCGATAAGTTTATTTCCATTATTTCTGCGTTACTTCTTGTCATCCATGCCTTTAACACTTTCCTGTTTCCCCATGGGGTTTTAACTATATCCCCGACTATCACGTCTTTTATTCTTTTTTGTCCGTCAACTAATCTTATTAACGTATCTTTTGTGAAACAGTGAGAAAATTCGTTCTTAAGAGGCTTCTCCGCATACATCAATCCATGCCGTGAATGAATCTCCGGGAACTTGTATTCACCCAGAAATCCTTTCCGCAGCATAGTACAAGAGGGATCAAGCTGAAATACTGCCTTGCCCCCTTGAATCCTGGTAAGGAGAGAATCTATGGCAGCGAACCTGGCCTGGATTGCGTTAGTCTTAGCTGGAATCGCATGAAATCCTGAATCAATTAACTCCTGGAAGCATGTTCTACCATCTGTATCCGCTCTCTTAACTCCACTGGGATCTCCTATAATTATAATACGGAACCCACGGTAATACGCATGAACTATAGGCATTAATAATTCAGTTACAAAAGTACGCAAAGGCATTCCCTCGCCTGTAATCTCTCTCAATACATTAAAGTTTCCAGATGGAGTAAATTGGGTAAAAGCAGCCGCCGGATTAAGCGCAAAGTCCATACCAATTATTATCGGAACTGATTTTACGGGAGACAAAGGTTTTAAGGCTAAATGTAATACATCGGAGTAGTTTTGGTAGACAGGCTTGCCACTGCGAACATAACCATACTGACCATCTACATACACACGAACAAAATCAGGAGTCTTTCCAGCAGCCAGGTTTTCATAATATCCTTCTGGAAGATAAGGTAAATTCTCAGCTTCATTAGATAAACCAGAAGGCTGATGGAATATCTGATACTTCTCATAAAGGGCCACATCATTCATTCTTTCTTCTTCAAACAATTTATACGACCAGTGTTCATGGTCAGGAGGGTTAGAATCCATAATTGTGAAAGGATAGGTGCAGCCCACTTCACGGCGGGGAGGATACCGACCAATACGACCATCAATCGCGTCAAAGATTATCTTGGGGATTTCCCGGTATTCGTTAAGCCATGCCCCGGATACTTCAAGCGACAAAAGATTCGATACGTGCTCTTCTTTATCCAGCGCTCGAAACAATACCTCCATGTCTAATACCGTACCATCAGAAAGAGGCATGGACATGTTATACCGATGTTCTGTTTTATTATATGAACCAAAGTAATACGGGGGAAACCAATCAAAAAAGGTAGGGATAGTGGTGTCTGTTAATTGGCGATATACATTACGAACCACAAGCCAGCGAGACCTGCGAACGTTATGTGAATCGGGAAGCTGATTACATCCAGCCTGGAACAACTCCATAACCATTGCAGATGATTTTCCTGAGCCGAACGGCCCTATAACCGCCCTGATCCGCTTCTTACACTCATTGAATGCTTGTAACGTGGGTGCGTACTTGTAAGAAAAATTAACTGAATGCTGTTTCTGAATACTTTGTTTTTGAGGCATTTAACTCTTTGTTATATTAACGACAACAGCAACTTTATTTCCTCCCTCGTCATCGTCTCCTGCTCTATTGTACCTCTCCGGGTGCAATATTCTGTCCTGTAACTCATGTGCCTTCTGTGCGTCTGAAAAGTTTTTAATCGGTAACGGTACAATCTCTTCTTCTCCATCTTCTCCCTTTACTACTTTTACATCTACTGAGGCTTTAATAATACTGAGTATCCGCTTGTTTACCTCGGTCGCCTGCTCAAACCCCTCTTTTGCAATATTAGCAGCTACATCTAACTCACGCTGACGTACTCGATCACGCCATTTTAATTTACTCGACCAACCTTCAACAGAACCTAAAGTCCTGTTAAACTTCTTGGCAACCTTGGATAGTGTGCGTGAATCTCCAAGCCCATAATAATACTCAAAGGCTCGAAGAGTCAACGCACTTTCTTTTTTTTGTGCTGCTGTTTTAATTTTCTTTGTCTTGCTGATTATTTTATCGCCCATGCTTATCTCAAGGCTCCCTTTTTATACTTCGCTCTTTTTCCGCCTACTCCATGCCTTGTTAAAATGAACCCGTGATAATTTACAAGACAATCAATGTAGCTCCATACCTTGTTACCAATTTTTGTATCAGATTGCAATGAAATAATCCTATCATCCACGTCAACATCAATTGAGTTTTTTCTTAGATTGGTTATTGCTTCTTCTTTTTCCATGTCTTATTTTCCTTATCTCCAAATGATATATCACAACTCGACATATCTGTGTTGGTTCCCCCACCCCAAACATTATACCCTTCAGCCTTTAAGACATCCTCTATCTTATGTCTTACTGCCGGCAAAACCGCTGGTTTTATTTCTAATTTAAAATCCACATCACACCTCCTCGAACCACTTCCTTTTTATATAATTCTCAATAACCCGGATAACCCGGTGACGTTCTTCATTAACCAGTGAACCTGAAAACCACATCTTCATCAAGCTGTCTATGGAGCCAAACAAGACTTCAATAACTTCATGCAAGGCTACCTCTTCTATTTCCTTCTCCGTGGGTTCTATGTTTCTCCATTTTGTAGCAAATCCAATAAATGCAGCACCACCAGCATGTTCCAAATAACAGTTCGCTATCGCTCCTTCACATTCTTCATGAGTATACCTGAACTTATAATAATTAATCCCCAGCTCATTTACCCAAAACTCACATTGCTTCTTAAAATATTCAAAATGTTCTCGGGTAGTCGTGTAAATTATATTACCATCCAAATCTTCTTTCTTTTTTGCTTCATCCTTTATTTTACCCTTTTCTTGATCTTCCATCCTCACACATCCTTTCTAAAACTTCTTAAAATACGTTAACACCATTATACAAAAGAACACAATAATTATCCATATACAAACTTCTGGCGGAATCATTGCTCAATCCTTTTATCTATCTTCTCGCCCCCCACAAACAACCACACTGCCATAGCAAATCTAAGTGGATCTATATAGTGAAAAGGAACATGCGCATCAGTATAGCAGCATAAAGTTCTATCGGTACACAGAGCCAGAAAAAAATTATCCTTCCATGGTTGTCTCTGGATATACTCCACCAGCTTTCCAAATGTATACCAGCTGCTCAAGACTACACCACTCAAGGGCTTTTTAATAATAACACGTTGATTGTTACATTTAATACATCTCCAATATGTTCCTTCCCACTTCCAGTCATGGTAGCAGTCCCCCAGGAGCTCGGTTATCCTCTTTACTATATATTCCTTATCATCTTCTTTTATGTTACTTAATTCCTCACTCATCATTATCCCCCGCGCTAAGTATCTTCGGAACCTTGATGTTGCTTATCTTAACCTCTTCTTCAGTCTTTTTTTCAACTACCTCATCTACCTCCAGGGGAACAAACCTCATCCTCGACATAGCCTTCATAATTCCCTTCATATAGTTAGGCTGACACTGAAACTCGGCGATATAACGTTGATTGTTGCTATCTGCCATCAAAAACGCATATATCGGGCCTGATGATGTCACTACGGCTTTCTCGATGATTCCCACGAACTGTAAATATATGGGTGCTTTCATCACTTCTGGCGTACTCTCTTCTTTTTCATAAACAATCTCACTCATTCTATTCTACCCCTTTCTCTAAAAATGTTTCCCAAACTTATCTCGGTAGTTTATCTCATCATCAACCGCTTTAAACAAATCCTCAAACTTTTCCTCGAACCATTCTTGACCCAGCAGCCATATGAGATAATTAGTCTCAATCTCCTCTACCCCTTTTCCTTCATACTTCCCAAATGGTATGATTCCCAGCGACTCACCTTTATACCCCGGCATATTTCTCTCCTCTCTTTTCTTTAATTTATGTTGCCTTATCTGATCGTACATCTTTTTCTCCTCGTCTTATTGTCTGCTCATGTATCTCACCACCTGCCATGACAATAACAAACCTCCCCATTTAATCTTATGAAGTGACTAAAATCAGAAGCAACCATGACATCCCCATGCTTATACTGAATCCACTCGAATCTGAAATAATCGTGTAGACTAAAAAAAGCCTGGGGATTCAAGTCGTTTGGTAAATCAGTCTGGGTACTAACCGGGAAGATCAGCACTGCCATGACAATAAATATCAGAAACACAATCTTATTCATCTGAATCCTTCTTCTCCTTTGCTTATTTAAGTTAGTTAGTTAGCCCGTTGTTATTTTCCTTCTCCTCTCTACCACCAAAGTCAAGTAGTTCTTTCACATTCTCCAATATACCGAGCGGCGGACTTTAAGTGATCAAAAACTTGTCCACCATTTTTCTTCACCATTTTTGCCACAGCTCCAAGAGATTTCCATTGCCCTTCTGTAAACCGAAGATCTCCATCATCTCGTAAAAGTACAAGAATTGTTCTTCCCGGTCTCTTATTAGAATCATCTACAACCTCAGCTATTGAATAAACTCCAGTCATCTTTGGCGTGATAGTATAGAGAACGAAATCGCAAGTCTCCCGCTTCTGAATTTCTTGTATCATACAATCTTCCGTCCAATCATCAACAACTGGATTAAAGTAGTTTACTCCCTCTTCATGTAAATAAATCATCATCCTGTTACGCCAAGTGCTTTCATTGCACGTACCTCCTAAAAATACACTTTTAGTCATCCTCCTTCTCCTTCCTTATGAGCCTTAATAATCCAATATGCTTGTTGTATCATAGCAGCATCTGCTTGTGCTATGCGTACTTCCCATGTTTCGAACGGCTCTTGAGGAATGATATTTGTCATAAATCGTTTTCCTTCAAACCATTCTAAAGCCTCTTTGTATTTCATCTTTTCTGCCTGTTTCTGTCGTATTCCTTAAAGACTTTTTCAGTTTTTACTTCAAGGTCTATTCGAGCTTTTCTGACATCTTGCTTGGTTTTAAATAATCCTTTAATTTTTTTCATTTTAAGTTTTCTTAATGAAATCATCTTCCTTCTCCCTTCTGCCAAAGCAATGCCTCGCACACGCAAATTTTAGGATCGAGGGACTCAAACTCTTCTACTCTGCCTCCATAATCGAAATACCAAATACCTCTATATAGATGAAGAACCTTAACTTCTCCCTCCACCATATCAAGGAGTTCCTCAAGGGTATATGATGGATACTTTGTTGTATTATGAATTAAATTCCATGAAGGGCATACAACTGATTTTCCATCTAATCCCTCGTATTGGCAATATTTATATTTTCCCTCAATCCCCGCTTCATGCAACTTCTTTGACCATTCTAAATTAAGCGTTAAGTTCATGGTTGTTCCTCCGCCATATATCTTTCATTCCTATTCTTCCTCTTTTGTCCTGTCTCTCATCATATCCCCAAATGCAGCCAAATCATTCAAAACGCTCTGCTCGGCCTTGACATACAGTTCGTAAGACTGATGTTCGTTAAGAAGTGCGAGATCAATTCCAGCCTTCTCTGCCATTTCTTCGAGTCTTTGCTGTATCTTATCTTCCATCTTAATGCTCCTTTTCCTGTTATGCTTTATACTGTAAAAAGTCCTCCCAAACAGGAAGCCTGAGAAGTTTTGGATGATAAAGAGAAAAACATAACTTGTTTCAGGTCGTTCTCTCCGTTTCCTTCGAGATTAACCTTGCTTTCTTGCCCCTTGCTATCTTGCTCAACTTGATCCTTACTGCCTTTCACCTTGAACCTTGAGCCTTTAGGGTTTGAGTATATGGTCTCCACCGCCAATTCACATTTGGTTGCCCTTGCGAGCTTGCTAACTTATCGTTGTAGCCACGTTCCCTTTTGCCAATTTTTATCTCTATTTGTAGGACTTTCAAAGATCAGTCTTCAATTAAATCAGTTATTGCGTTAACCACTTCCATTCGGCCATCTATGATCGATGGTTCACTCGCAAACAATTCACATCTTGTATCTCTTTCTGAGGGATCATAAAATCTATTGACCCTGATTTCAACTGGATCGCCAGTAGGCCCCTTTGCTAAACCCTCTTGAATACCTCTGTCAGTTAATTGATTCCACATCTGTAATTCTTCATTCGCCAGATCGCGCCTTCTGTGTATCCACGCCGCAATTGTTTTTGTGACTTGCTTGTCTCCGATTTCAATTACAACTTCCGTAAAAAGGTTTGTTTTCTGGATTGCAACCCTGAGTTTAAGAATTTCCTTCAATACATCTGAATGTGCTTGTATCCATTCTGCTACTTGTTTGGTCTGGTTTGGGTATTTTTGAGTTTCAAATGATGAAATCGCACAATGATCCCGTACAAGTAATCTTAAATCGCCTGCCTTCCTTTGCAAATCTTTTACCTTTTTTAACGCTTCAATTAATTTCATAACACTTCCTTCCTTATATTCCCTTATATTTTTACTTCTATCAACTGGTCGGGATGGCGCGATTCGAACGCGCGACCCCCTGATCCCAAATCAGGTACGCTACCATCTGCGCTACACCCCGGTTATTAATGTGAGGGGAGGCAGGGTTCTCTGCACTACGGGTCAGTATATCGACCCGCCCTCTAAAATTAAGATACTCCCCTCATTTCTAAAGTGTGAGAGAAGGCAAGAAAAGAACTTCTGCTATCGGAGATTCAATTGAAGTATAAACATCAGAATGTTGATTAATCCCAGATGCCCGTCTATTTTCAAGTATCTCTGGATTGTTAATATATGCTTTCAAGAGAGATTGCCTAATTTTTTCTCTAACTTCTGGTCGTTTTGCTGGATTTTTGTCTCCAGTCATTCTTAACCTTATTTCTTCTGATAGTTCTTTTTGGGTTCTCGTTTTCTTTATTTTCGCAGTTCCCTTATTCCAAGGAACATTTCCCATTAAAGACTTTGAAATCTTGTCTTTTGTTATCTGTGAATGCGGCCCAATCCTTTTCGGCCTCTTATCACTACAAGCCCTACACCTAATGGCTCTATAGTTACAATCTGCGCCGCAATCTTTGCATTTATTTTTTTGCATTTTTTAATATAAACTCCACTGAATTTACTTGACAGCCAGCAGCATTAGCATGGCCACCACCAGTTCCGGCTTTACCATATTTATTGGCAAGCTTCACTGCTATCACAGACACATCAACTCCACCTTCAGGGGAATACAAAGACACCAGCCACTTACCCCGGCGCCATCCAAACGTCATCATAAAATCACAGTTACTCTCCTCAAACATTGAATCAAATAACTGGGAATTAGTAAGCATCTTATTGACAGCTAACACACGATATCCTTCAAAGCTGGTCTCAAACGCACAGGCTGCCGCGTATCTCTCGTTATCTGCTATTATGTAATCCAAAACCACACGCCCCTTATCAAGAATCTCATAAAACAACTTATTCTCACCGGATTCCAGCAATTCATCCCACAACTCGTTATTATTTGGATTTGAATTGTACAGCTTTAGACCTGATTGAAAGGGAAGAGTGTACTCGTGAGAATGGTCCCAAACATCAAATCTTCCCGTATGATAAACCGCCATTGGCATTGTTTTATTAGGATACAGATAATTCCAGGTTAACTCACATCCGGCTAACCCTGTTTCTTGCTCACCGTAGTATATTAAACCTTCTTCACACGCATCCCGCTCTCTGATCGCCGCTATGTGATGATCAAGCCAGATAACATCAGCGTACTTAATAAGCCTGATCATGTCTTCAAACGGCTGTAACGTGAAATCGACCATGAACACAGTTTCTTCAGGTGCAACTTCTTCCCACGGAAACTGCTGACCATAATCAATTCCTCTTAACTTCACTTTAGGAAACACACGCTTAACTATCGCGCCCGAGCAACATCCATCTGCATCTGCCGAATGATAAAAGCAATACATACAAAACTCCTTTCTCTTTACTATTTCTTTCTATTACCTCACCTTTGTAAACTTAACCTCACCAGTGTGTTTGGTAAACTCAACCTCATACTCTGGTATTATCGCGCCAAGATCAACGGGACTAAAGTGGGAGGAAATGCCGGCGTAATGAATGCACTCATCCATCGCAGATACATACGCCTCGATAACAATAACCTCGCTCAAGACTGTTTGAACTGCGTAACTATCTTCATTTATAGACCTAATGCTTATCTTAAACCTTCCCCTGCGCTTGTTCTCCAACATAATTCCCTCCTTTTTCCTATCCATAACACCCAAAAAAGCCTGTGTCAAGAGATTTTTTACTCGGGTTTTTTTGTCCCAATCTCAATCTCGTGCAGAGAAACCTCTTTTCCCCAATATTTACGAGCGGCTTTTTTGCTCTCAAATACAAAACAAACACCGATACAACCGACAGGGAGCATGGTTTTAATTTTAGTCCCACAAAAAGTCATGTCTCCAGAATGTAATCTCCAGGCTATCACTGGTTTCTTCATCCTACCATCCCTCCTCGTTTTCTCCTGCTGCCTTGACCTTTTCTTCCCCCTCCTTATCTGCGGCGCTGGTAACGGCTAAGGGTTCCTCACCTTTACCCCCTGTAACCTCTGCTTCATCTACGCCCCCTGCTTCCTCTGTTTCCTCGACTGCCACTTCTGCAAGCTTCACCGCATATTCCGGGCTTACGTATCGTTCTTTGCGTTTTCTGAGTTGTACATCCTGGATATACATTTCTAACGCTTCATCTAACCCGGTTCTCAAATTCTTCACCCAACCTAACTGCACCATTAATTTTAACATTTCCCATTTTTCTCTATTCACCCGTGCGTTAATTGTGGTGTCATCTTTTCTCATCCCCTTCCTTGCCAAAATTTCTTTTTCCTGTGCATCTAATCGTGCTTCTTCTTCCAGCTCCTCAAGCGTATAATATCGCCCATTGACATTTGCTTCAATCTTCATTTCCTCCATGTCACATAACCTCCAATCTCATATTTATTTTTTTGATTTATCCCATCGTATCTAACCTTAATCTTTATGTCAAGTTCTTTTTATTAGATAATAGAAAAAAGTAACAAGATATAGGTAAACAGTTGAGTGTAAGGGTGATTTTTTTATTTTTTTTATTTTTTTTGGGGAGGTATGCTTGCACAGGCTTAGACTTTTTTTAAGGGGGGGGTATATCCCTGCCGCCGGCCCGTTGGCACTATAGGGGGGGGGTGTATGCGTGGGAGCGAGCGCCGCGCTGTTCCTGCTGCTGTATAGGCTGGTAAAGGGAATGAAAGGGGAGGGATAGAAGCGGGGGAGTAAAGCCGGAGAGTGAAGCCGGGGAAGTGGGAGAGGGATGTGTGGCCGGGGGCTGTGGAGATATGATTGATCCGGTTGCCGGGAGTTTGATTCGCTGAATGATCCCTCCACTACAACCAGTTATTATATAGATATGAGAATGAGAAATATGAAGGCAAGGTTAAAAGAAGAGAAAAAAGGCATATACAAGTATAGGGTAAAGGGTAAAAGTCGCTTTAAGGGGCCATTCTGTGAGCCACAGCATTATCCTTTATACTCATTCAGGCCCCTTTTACTCATTCCGGGATTAATCCGGGTGAATTCGAGTCCGGGGAACTGGGATTAAAAATCAATAAGCAGGCTAAAGATCAATAAGCAGGATAAGAGGGATCTGAAGGCGCCAAGGGAGCCGGGAACATGAAATGAGGTGTAGACAAAAGATGTATGAGTAAAGATGTATGAGTAAAGATGTATGAGTAAAGTATGTTTCTAACATTCAACATAAACACCTTAGCATAACACATTATATAAATATATGACATAAACACCTAATATAAACACCAATATAAACACCTACACAAATACTCAACATAACACCTAATACACAACATTCTACAGTTTACTTTAATCCCCCTAATCCGAGCCGTCCCTTATATATTATTACGCGCGTAAGAGTCCCCAAATAGTTTGTCGAATTCTATGCCTTTTGCATATAGATAAAGATTCTTGGCTATAGATAAAACAAACTACTTAAGAGATTCTATAATTCTCAGATTCTCAGATTCTACACGGTCACATTAAACAGCTATACCTCAACTTCCTACTTATACGATTCTATAATTCTCAGATTCTCAGATTCTACTTAGCCCCTATTATTTCCAGTTGGGGGACACCCTTCATAACGGGTGTATTAAGGTTCAACAGTTGAGTATAACATGTATGTGTATAGGTGTATAAAAAAGAATTCAACAAGGGTGTTTCTGGGATTCTGGTCAAGGGGCTGGAGTTAAGATTTGAAAGGAAGCTGAGGTTCAAGAGGTTGAGCAAAAAACACATGCAAAAAGGATACCACCAGCCTAATCTCAGTATAATCCCAGTATAAACCTCGTATATTCATTTTTTCACGCAGTTATCCAGTCATATCAAGTAGTTATCCAAGTGCGGGAAAAAAAGGGTATATATAACGTGTTCAGGGAGCTTTAGGAGAGTTTGAAGCAAAGATTTATAACAATGATTCCAGTATGTTACGAGGGATTTAAATAAAGTGTCAAAAATTGCTTTACACTGCCTTTTTGATATGCAATACATATACTGTCTCTGATATACAGGGATGGCGGGCCGGGCGGGTTTAATTGAGGCTTTGGCTTGCTAATTAAATTACCGAAAAGGGGGGATAAAAGAGATGAGAAAAAAAGCAGTCGTTGTCAAACTTGGGAAAAATTATTGCGTGTTAATTCAAGATGTTGACACACAGGAATTTGGGGCGGAAACATGGACATATAATAATGAGAATGAGGCTGTCAAACAAACTCACTATTTAAATCAAAGTGGCGTAAATCAAAAAACCGTAGAAGGGAGATAAAAAGCATGAATGCAAAAGACTTATTAAAAGTGACAGAGGCCAGTATTATATCGAAACAATCATTATTAATCATAGGACCGCCAGGTGTCGGCAAAACTGACATAATGAGCCAGACCTGCTATAATACCGGGGTGGACCTTATCTTGACTCATCCGGTAATAGCAGACCCCACAGATTATAAAGGATACCCTGCAAAGATCAGTGATACGGAAGCCGGGTTTTTACCCTATGGGGATTTATTAAAGCTGATCAAGGCCGATAAACCAACCGTATGCTTTATCGATGATTTAGGACAGGCCTTGCCGTCGGTACAAAATGCCCTAATGCAACTAATCTGGGGAGGCCGGTTAAATGGTCACAGGATATCAGAACATGTTGTCTTTATGTCCGCGTCAAATCGTAAGGGTGATAAAAGCAACGTGATGGGAATCTCAGAGGCCGTTAAAACCCGGTTCACAAGTATTATTGAACTACACGTGGACACGGATTCATGGATTGAATGGGCCTTGAATCATGGTGTTAGCGCTGAAATGATAGCCTTCATTAAGTGGGCGCCTGATATGCTGTTAAAACATAACCCCACTACAGATATCGTCAACTCTCCTAATCCCCGGACAGTAGTCAATGCAGACAATCATTATAAATTCGGACACGCAGACAGGTTGGCGTATGAATTGATAAAAGGCGCCGCAGGGGAAGAGTTTGCCGTTAAATTTACCGGATTCATTAAGGTTTTCAAGAGTTTACCGGACATAGATGCGCTTATAAGTGATCCTTTAAATGCTATGGTTCCGGGTAGTGATAAAGGGGATATAATATACTCGATATGCTCTGCATTAGCATTCAGGGCAAACAAGAAAAATTTCGATAATATCGTGTTATATTGTAATAGATTGCCGGATGAGTTTGGGATTTTTTGTTTATTAAGTGCTACCAAGAAAAATCCAGAGCTAATGGCTTGCAATGAATTTTTGAATTGGGCGCGTAGAAATGCAAACGTCTTAATGGATTAAGGGGGAGGTTATGGAAAAGCGAATAAGCAATGATAAGACAAAAGGTCAAACGAGTTTAAATAGCCGCGCCATGCTGGTGACGTTAAAAATTAGTCAATGGCGCGGTCGAAAGTTGGATAAAAAGATAAGTAGCAACATTGAAAGAGTATACCAAACAGAGGGCCACGCAGGGAATTATCATAAGCTGTTAATCGACCATGAAAGTTTTAAGGCTATCGGGAAAAGTGTTAACAAGATTCGTACATACCATTACGGGCATACGTTACCTTGGCTGGATGACGGCGCCCGGATTTTAACGGCCAAGGCGTATTGGAATTACGTTGAGGCCATGGGGACGTATAAGGGTAATTTAACAAATGCTATCGATGAGTTTGTTAATGCTTATGAGCATATCGTGGAAGGGGAGCGGAAGCGATTAGGACGGTTGTTTAGTCAGGGTGATTATCCTATTGCAGAATGTATCCGTAATAAATTTTCCTTTGATATCGTTTTTAGCCCTGTACCTGCGTCAGGTGATTTTCGGTGCGATATTGGGGATGAGAATATAAAGGAGATTCAGGAACAAATTCAGGGCCGGGTACAGGAAGCTGAAAAAGCAGCCATGAAGGATATTTGGGGTCGGTTGTTTAGTGTGATTAAGAGTTTTGAGGTTAAGTTGAAGGATAATTCGGTTTTTAGGAATTCGCTTGTGGGTAACATATACGAGTTATGTGAGATATTACCGACGTTAAATGTATCTGATGATCCGGCGCTTGAGGATATGAGGCGTGAAGTTGAGCGGAGCTTAGCTAACGTAGACCCGGATGATTTAAGAAATGATGATGATTTAAGGCGTGATAAGATAAAGGAAGCTGAAGATATACTTAAAAAAATGACCGGGATACTTGGATAAAGGGGGACGTAATCATGAGTAAGGCAAACAATAACGTGTTAAAGAATGAAAGAGCCGCCAAGAAGATGTCACAGGCCAAAATGAGACTAATGTTAAATGCTCCGTTTTGGGGCGGATTAGCTGTCAGGTTCCCGATGATTGAGGACTATAATTGCGAAACAGCTTGGATTGACGGGAAAAATATAGGGTATAATCCAGCGTGGATTGATGAATTGAATGTCAAGGAATGTGAGGGGCTAATAGCTCATGAAGTTGGTCACGTGTTATTTATGCACCACTTAAGGCGCGGAAACAGGGATTATAAAACGTGGAATGAGGCCGGGGACTATGTAATAAATTTGATTGTCAGGGACTCTGGATTAACTTTGCCGCCAGAACCATTGTTATCAGATGATTATCGGGGAGCAAGCACAGAGGTTGTTTACGATACCCTGCAACAAGAAAAGGTTAAGCAGAATAAACAGCAACAAGACAAGCAGGATAAGGATCAGGACACAAGTCAGGACACAGATCAGGGTAACCAAGGCGTGGAATTCGGTGAGGTTCGGGACTATCCGGGAGATGATGGGGATCAAGAAGCAAGTCAAGCAGAAATCAATCAACATGAGGCTGAAATCAAGGTCATGATTGCTCAAGCTGCAATGAGCGCGCGAGCCGCAGGGATTATACCCGCTGGATTAAGCAGAGTAATCAATGGAATTTTAGACCCGGCAATATCATTGAGCAGTTACTTGAGACAGTTTATTGATCGGTCATGTCAGACAGACTACACGTTTATACGGCCAAATTTGAGATACAGCGCAGAATTTATAATGCCTTCCCTGCAAGCGGATGGATTAAACAATATTATTTTTGCCGTAGACACAAGTGGAAGTGTAGGTAAAGATGAGTTAAATCAATACGCGGCAATAATCACGGATACGCTTGAGGAATTTCACAAGGATGCGATGGTCATATACTGTGATACCAGAGTTTATGAGGACGCAATTGAGCATTATTCCAGATACGACTTGCCGGTAAAGTTAAATCCGAGAGGTCATGGCGGTACGAAATTCAAGCCAGTGTTCGATTATGTTAAAGAGAATGATTTGAGCCCCTTGTGTTTAGTTTATTTCACGGATCTTGAGGGTGACTTTGATGATATAGGAGACCCGGATTATCCAGTTTTATGGGTTCAATATGATAAGTATAGATGGGATTCCAGATTAACTCCCAAAGTGGGGGATGTAATTAGGATTAAGGATATCGGATAAAAAGGATGTTAGATAAAAAGGATGTTAAACAATAAGCTGAATAGAAAATTGAATAATAGAAATCTGAATAATAGAAATCTGAATAATAACCAGTTGCAGTACAGAGGATTTGACTTAAAGCAAAATCATGGTTTGGAAGATAAGACCGGGCGGAAGCCAGAAAGGGTTATATAGGTGTTGAAATGGGCAAGCGAAGCAAGCGAAGGATACCTAAAACAAGACAGGAAAAAAAAGAAGCGGTTTATGAATTGCGTCATTTATTAGCTACTGTAGATTCGGCGTTACTAATGGAAAAGTTGCAGGGCAGGGATTATACCGGGGGTTGGAAAACTAAAAACAGATGCTTCACAAGCTATCTGTTAAAGGACATGAAAGAGGGTACGGGCAGGGGTTGGTATACGACGCCTTTTATTTATATCAGACGATTAAATCAGGGCGTGTTTCTTCAGATGTTTAAAGCCTCAAAGCAATTTTTACCGGGGTTAACTAATGATAAGTTAACGTGGATTTATAAAAAGATTCGGGATAGACCGTATAGATACAGGGATCATATGCCGATTAATAAGTTTAACAAGATTCGGATTTTCCCGTTGAGTCAGGATAAATATAGAAGATTTGCAGAGCAAATGCAGTTTGAAGGGGTATGCGATAAAGATGCAGATGGGGTGCCATTGGATTCTTTAACGGTTAACAAGTATAGTGACAAGTACAGGCCGGATTATAATTCTGAAGACTTTTATTCAACATCCTTTTGTTATGTTGATAGAACTGTAGACAATGATTTCATCTTTTTTACGCTACGGTATTACAGAGAAAGGTAATAAGTATATGAGCGATATTGTGAAAAACATAGATGTAGTCTTGCTGGTTCTCAGGATACTGAATGATTCTATTGGTATAAGGGATAACCGGATAACATCTGAAGTCAAGAGGTTTAAACGGGTGATAAGGTTAAAGGGTAAGCGTTGGGCGAAAGCAAGGCCGGTGGAGTATATTGAGAACATGTTTTTACCTGATAATAACCAGCAAGAAAATCTCTACAAGGCATACAGTAAAGTTTATTATCGGGGGAGTTTTAAACAATTTATAACAGAGTTGCGAGCAATTATACAAAAAAAGGATGCAAGATCCGTGAGAGGTAATTTCAGACCGTCTCAGTGTAGACTAACACCATTACCTAAGTATAGATACGTACAGTTTGCCCAGGATATACATGCTAAATGCGGAACCAGATTTATTGATCTGAGTGATAGTCGAAGTCAAGGCACAGATACGGCGGCATTCATGAACTGGTCGTATAAAACCATTGCGATATACAGGCCGGCAAGCGTATCTCCAGGATTCGCGGGAGTTGCGCTGTATGTTAAAAAGAGTGAAAGTCAATTAAACTATGACAGGTTATATGATGGAATGAAAGAGGGTGATCAAACGTTAAAAAAGCGGGTTGACTGGAGTACGTATAATTCAAATAAAAAGAAAGAAAGGGGAGCGTAAATGAGAAAAACACAGGAAGAGATTTTAGAAAACGTGGGGAGCCAAGTCAAGGATTCAAGATTTATAAGACGTAACACCTTGAGCATACGGTATACAAATGGAAACAGAGCGATAAGGTTCCATGAGACTGATATAGTTACAATTTATCCAGATGGGAGCTTTAAACTGGATTCAAATGGATGGCGGACACGGGTTACACAGGCCCGGTTGAATGATTTTATGCCACAGGGGACTGTATTTAATTTCAAGGGGCGCTGGTTCCTGATGTGTGGTGGCCCGGATGATCCCTATGTTTTTGAAGATGGGATGGTGGTCGAGATGAAAAGACACGGGATGGTGAGTGGTGTTAGTTACCCGGAAGATAAGAAGAAAGGGGGAAAGTAAAATGGAAGAAAAATACACGAAAAAGAGAGCCGAAGAAGACCTTAATGAAATCGGATGCCCGGTAGATGATCACCCTGAAGCAGGGGGCCGGGTTCCGTGGAACATGGTCGATAGATACGGGACATGGTTAAGAAGAAATGATCCCGTTGCCTTCGAGGTATTTTATCAGGAAAACTTTCGGGCGCTTGAGAGGCATGTCAGGAGTAAACATTAACCAGTTGTATAATAGAAGCGAAAGGAGCGTAAAAACATGGAAGAAGTATATTATGAAGTAAAAATTGATGAGACCTACAGGAAAAGTTTAGCAGAGACCCCGCACTATTTACAGCAAATTAAAGAAGAGTGTGAGTCGGTTGGAGCCGTCAATGGTTTTCTGGTAGATCACTATGGCAAAATGCCGAAGGGCAGGAATAAAGTCTACGTAAATGGGCCAGATGGTGAGCCGGTTGAAGTTGGCTTCCTTCATTCATACTGGGTTAAAGATTATGCGGGTTCATTTTTTCAGACCGATTGGATTAGCGTCAAGAAAATCAGGCGTGAAGTAGTGTTGATAAAGAATATAAACAAAGAGTCAGGGGAAGGAGCGTAAAAGCATGGAAAAGACAAATGAAGTAAAGATAAGCAAAGTAATGAGAATTGGCAAGATCAAAGAACGTCACGGGGGTAATATCTTTATTAAGACAGAATTCAATAATAACAGGTTATCTTTTACGGGGGTTATTGGCCCGTTGAGAAATGGGGATACAAGAGGGGGCTGTGGTCAGATTGACATGGAATTTGAGCATAGAGATCCGGCTGATGATGATAGCAGGCATGATAAGTTGATTAAACCTGAAGATATTAAATTCGCACCGGGATGGGATCGGGAGTCATGGCTTGACTTACTGGATATTTGGGAACAATGGCATTTAAACGATATGAGGGCCGGATGTAAGCATCAGAGAGCTGAAGGTTGGGGTAAGAAAAGACTGGAAGTGGCAACTTATCAATTGACGCCTGAAGTTATGGAAAAAAGGAAAGCTATTAAAGACCTTGCAATAAAAAGACTTATTGAGGGTGAAAAAATAGAGTTAACAAAAGATGAGATTTTAATCCTGTCTTTACCCTATGAACAAAAAGATTTACCGTTTCCAGAATGCTACAAAGAAAAGTCCAGGGAAACAAAGACATCAAACTGTGTACGTGAAACAGAGCATTTAGAGGGGGTCTTAATGAAGGCTTGTCCGGTCTGTGGGTACAAGTATGGTTCCACGCGGTTGCATGAAGATGTACCGGAAAGTGTGTTAAGTCAAATTAAATCATGGCCGGATGCAGATAAAGAACCGGCGTGGATTTAAGTCAAGGTTGAATAAAGGTTGGATAAACGTATATAATAACCATTTGTACTTAAAGAAAAAAAGAAGATAAAAAAGGAGCGTAAAAGCATGGAAGCGAATATATACATTGAGATCAGAGGCGGAGCAATAACGGCTGTATATGCCGATGCTCATAGAGATGTTGAAGTAAATGTCAACGTGTTGGATTATGATTTGGTAGAATTTGGTGATGGGGGATCCTTAGAAGAATTGCAGAGACTTGAGGCTGAAGTCAAGGGGCTGCCTGAAATTTATTAAAAGGAAACAAGGGGGAGATACTATGCGTAGAATATCTATTCACGGGCCATGGAAGCACTTGTATTGTTTTGGAGTGTCTTTTCATGTGCATGATGGCAGGGTGGAAAGGATCGTGTTGAACATCTGGAACCGGGTTATCGTGGTCAAGATAAGATAAAGAAATCCAGGTATCAGACGCATATCAGTTAAACAAAAAGTAACATAAGCGAATAAAGCATAAGCGAATTAAGCGGTTATGGGATTAAGTTCTCGTAGCCGCTTTTTTTATGTATTATATAGCTGGTTATTGTTTGGGGGATTAGGTCAAGGACAGGTTAGAGACAGGTCAGAAATTAGGCTAAGAATCAAGTCAGGTCGAAGTAAAACTTCAGGGCGTAAGAAGTCGGCAAATTTTTAGGGTGGTCGGGCGCGGTGGGGGCGGACATGCTTTTAAAAAATGGGATTCTTTTTTTTCGAGCCGGGCGAGGCAAATTTTATGCTATTACCCCCCTAAGTTCACATGAGTTTCACATGATTTTGTGTGATTTTATTTACTTTTATTCTACTTTTTATTTATTTTTTTATTTATTTTTATTTTTATTCTTTTTTTACTTGACATGTACCTTGATTACATGTATTATCGAGGTAACTTAAAGAGAGGAGGTTCAAATGTCTGGTAATTCTAATAAAGCCGATAATAAGATAAAACAAGATATGGATCAAGTAAAAAGAGATATACATTCCAACGAGGTATCATATATACTGAGGGCTATTCCGATAAAATTATGGAAAATGGCCAAGAAATATTGTATAGATGAGGATATTACCCTGCGAGAATTGATTTTACAAGCGTTGGAGGAAAAATTAAAACGTGGAGGTTGTAATGCTGAATAAAAAAGAGAGAGAAAGGGCATGCTTAACATGCGTATACTGGCAATCAGATAAAGCCAAAAAGAAAGGTACTTGCAGGAGATATGCGCCAAGACCGGGAGATGAGGCTATCTGGCCTTCTACGTTGTACAATGATTGGTGTGGCGAGTATGATGATGGGCTTGCTGATATGAAGTTTCGCAAGGAGATTGACAAGGAATTTATTCCGAGCTTAACTACTCCTGTGGCCGATACAGTCGAGTTGGATGAACAGCAGTTGTTGAATTGGGGAGAAAGAACCGAGGATGATGTCCTCTCGCTGATTAACAATTCGTAACAAAATAAAATAAAAAAGGGGAAGGAGTTATTGCACGATGAATCAAAGTAAATGTCCGAGAAGAATCAAAACCCAGGGAAGTCCATGTTTCTATTATATTCCTGATGAAGATGGCGGTGTGGGGTATTGTCGTCTGCCTGAGTATTTTCGATGTATCGAAGCAGCCAAAGCAAAAGCCATGAGGTTATCCCATTCCCAAGTTGAAGCATGGATCAAGTGTCCGTTTGCCTACTACCTCTACTCTATCCGAGGAATTAAATCCAAGTCTAAGATGGGGAGTGTACCACTCAAGGCTGGATCTATATGGGATAAAGTTATGTCCAAAGCGTTTCAGGTGGGTGAGTTTGATCCCAGGAAGTCGTATGAGATACTGGATGCGGAGAGCAAGAAGCTGGATTTGGATGATAAGAATCGGTATAAGTTGAGGGCGCTGGTTCAAGCAGTTTTGGATTTAGGAGTTAAGCCACCGAAATGTGAAGCCCAGAGTGAGGCAAGGTATTATGTGCCGGGTGTTGTGAATATACTGGGGTACATAGATGCTAAGTTAGGTAGCGGGTTCTTTGAATTCAAGTTGTCGGGGAGGCCTGATTGGTATGATAAGTTGTTTAACATCCACGATCAGGTGGGGACTTATTTCATGTCAGATGAGAATTTGAAGAAATGCACGATGATCATTACCCGGTTTCCTGATTTAAGAAAACTAAAGGGCAAGAATGATGAGACTGATGAGGAATATGGTCAACGTTGTTATAAGGACATCATATCGCGCCCATCTCATTATTTTACAGGCTGGAATAAGACAAAGAAATCATGGGGTCGAACGTATTACCGTAATGAGTTTGATCTCAGTCTTCTTGAAAAGAAATTCCAGTATATAGGCGAAGATATTAAATTAGCAGCTCAAAGAAATTTTTGGCCACAGCGTCATGGCTCCTGCACTTCCCCATTTGAATGTGAATATTATCCCCTGTGTGTAAATGGACAGGCAATGAATGAAGAACTGTTTGGGAGAAGGGACAACGAAAAGCCGGTG